TGGGACAGTTACGAGTGTCGGGGGCACGTCCAACCGGGTAACATCAACTGGCGGCACCACGCCTGTGATTGATATAGCGTCGACGTACGTGGGTCAAGGGAGTATAACGACTGTGGGCACACTGACCGGCGGTGCGACCGGCAGCGGCTTTACAATCGCCCTGAGCACTTCCACTGTAACGGGTACGCTGTCCGATGCCAGGCTAAGCGCGAATATTCCTTTTCTGAATGGGAATAACACTTTCACTGGGACGGCCACGGCTTTCAGCGGGACCTTCAATCTGGCGGCGCTGGCTGGCACGGGTACCAGGATGGTTACCGTCAGCAGCACCGGGGATTTGGGGGCGCAAGCAATCCCATCCGGCGGCGGAAGTGGCACAGTAACATCTGTGGCAATTACCGTTCCTGCCGGGCTTTCGGTATCGGGCTCGCCCGTTACCACTTCGGGTACGTTTGCTATTACAACAACCTTAAGCGGGATTATACATGGTACCGGTTCTGGTTTTACTTCGGGCAATGTTGATTTGACCAGCGAAGTAACAGGCGATTTGCCCTTTGCCAGCTTAGCACAAGGCGCAGCCTTGTCAGTGTTGGGCGTTACTGGAAATGCCACTGCTGATGTTGCATCCATCGCAGCGGGTACAGATAACCAGGTATTGCGCAGGAGTGGTACAACGCTTGCTTTCGGGGCTTTAAACCTTGCATCTTCTAACGCAGTTACCGGTAATTTGCCTGTTTCAAATCTCAATTCAGGGACATCGGCAGGCGCCGGTACGGTGTGGACCGGGAACGGCACATGGTCTACAGTAAATTCATCATTTTCCGGGCTGACTTCCGGCAGGATTGTTTTCCCCACTAGCAGTACAGCCGTCGGCGGCAGCGCTGACCTTATATGGGATAACACAAATTCTATCCTGCAAACTACCCGGGTTCAAGGTTTATATTCCCAAAATGTATATGGCGGAGGCTACCAGTCCACACTAAAAGTATTACCCGGCTCGGCTGATGGGTCAGGCTTACAATCTGCACTTACGCTATATTTTTCAGATGGGCCGAACCTTTCGGACGTGGCAATAGATTTCCAAACTGCAAACCCGGTATACAGCCTGCCAGGCCTCACAATGCCTAGCGGCGGATTTATCGACTTTTTCAACTTCAGAAGTTTCCAGGCACCGGCACCTGGTTCTGGCGGGGGCAATGATTATACACTTACGAGCAAGTCCAGCGGCTTCACTGCTCTTACGCGAATTAAGATAACAGGCAATGCGGACGTTTCCCCTGTGCAATTTTACAATGCAAATATTTCTATTACAAAAAACACCAGCGCACTATCGGCCAGCGCTTTGCTTACCTTGGACGCTGGCACGTCAACGGCCGGCACTGCGCCTTTGAAATTCACTTCCGGGACATTGCTGACAACGGCGGAAGTCGGTTCGATAGAATTTCTTTCTGATAAATTCTACGCTACTATTACGACCAGCGCAGCCCGTAAAGAAATTACCCTGAATGATGCGGCATTGACAAGTGGGCTTGTTCCGGTAATAACTACAAATGGCAGGCTAACAAATAGCGCCACTACAACAACGGAATTAGGTTACGTGCACGGGGTAACCAGTGCTATACAAACGCAATTGGATGCACGCGCAACCAGTACAACAGGTTCCAATACACCGACTATTACAAACGGCTCAAACACGGCATCTTCATCGGTAACGTCTCCAACAATTTGGACAAGGGTAAACAATTTTGTAATCGTAAGCGGCTCTTTTAGCATCACAGCTACAACTGCTAACACGCTCACCGGTTTCAAATTTGATATACCGCAAGGGATTGTGGCTTCCAACCCAGCGATAGGAATAATGTATAACACCTCAAACCCTAATGAAGTGGGGTCATTTGTTGTAGATCAGGTAAATCACCTTTTTTCAGCCACCATTAAGCCATCTACAACTAGCGCCCAAACGTGGGCTTACATGATTCAATACTACAGTGATTATTAAAACAGGAATATGAAAAAAATATTACTGGGGGTATCGCTGTTAGTGTTATCCCTATGCGCAAAATCTCAGACCTATTTCACATTCGATTCGGCAAACTTTGGTGGCCGACCGGCCATTGTTAAAATGCCAACAGGTGCCGGCCCTTTCCCGGTTATGTTTGAATGGTCTACTACCGCAGAAAATTCGGATGCATCATCCTGCGGTATGTGCAACCTTTTTAACTCGGGCACTCCAAAAATTGTAAAGGCTGGTACCAATCCCTATTTATTAAAGGGAAATTTTGACAGCTTAAAATACATCATCGTAAAAATTATGCGCGGTGGTTACAGCGATGGCGTGTTTCCCGACGACATGGCATATATAATGCCGTTCGCATTCTCTTACCTGGGCAGCAAGATTGACACAACGAAGGGTACTGACGGGATGTATAAGTATGTGGGCATGAGTGGGGAGGAAAGGGCGGGGGAGCTTATGGTTAACAGTCTGGTACAAAACACCGCCGCCAATAACTGCTTTTATCATGCCAATCCCGGATGGCATTTCAACCATATCAAAAAGCTATACATTTCAAGGGTAAGCGACATTTGCCAGTACGGAAGTTACGACCCTACCGCTGCATACAACCATGCCACCACCAAAAAGATTTGGTGGTATCGAATTAATGGCGGTTCCACCTTTGAGCCGGATTTGCAAACCAATTTTGCCACCTACAGCCCAGGCATCGTACAAAGTATGCGGCAGGTTACAGGGGTTACTAATACCCAGTTAAGCGATTCAATGTTTAGCATTCAGGGGCAATATTATTTCAATAATATCTATAGGGATTTAGCTGATGATACAACAACTAAGCCGCCCCCCAATTTTGTTCTTCCAATAATGGATATATTTCCTTTGAGTATTGCCGCTCAACATGACCCAAATCCGCCTTCTAACTTTTTCGACGGGGACGGTGTTTGTGACCCTAAGAACGGTATAACTACGGATACAACGAGTTCTTCAAATTCGCACCACAAATGGGATACAACCGGAGGGGCTCCCTTAAAGCCTAACTATAACCTTTCCGGTAATGTATACGGGACAATATGGCCGGGTAAAAGGAATAGCGTTGCTTATGTCCTTGATTTATATTCCGTTCCCGATTTGTCAGACACCACCAAAAAGAAGCATATAACAGACATATACCTTCTCAGTGGAGAGGAAAACGGGCACCGGACGTATTTCTACAATTTTGATAAGCTATATCGCCCAACTGATATGGCGGATAGAATCAAAATGTTAGCCCGAAGGGACAGTTTATTGACCCCATTTGCAACAGCCACAACAAACGGATACACGGGCGGTTGGCAAAACATACCCGTTGATGAATCGTGTAGGTTTGTTTTAATTGTCCTTACAGATTCGGCCGCTCATTCTTCCCAGTGGAAGGAAATAAAGTTCTATGGTAATGATATAGGTGATACAACCGGTCAAGCTGCATCGCTTACCCCTCCAACTTATACAGGCCCATTGCCTAGTAAAAAGGATTCTTCGCATACGTTCGGTAAGTTGATGGGTACAAATTTGTTTGCCGGTGTTGGGCCAATCAGTACTTCACATGATGGCGATTTCAGATTGTATACTTATAAATGGTATTTCGATATTGATTCCACTGTTAATCATGTCCCTTCCTATTATCATTTTTGGGAAAGCGATGATGTGAATGTTGCATGGATAAGAGACTTGAAGGCAAGAGGGAAAACAGTACACTTCACAAACTCCGGTTCTAATAAATTTGCGGCAGGACAAGGTACACAAGTTGATATAGATAGTTCGGGCCTTGACCCCGAATATCCATGGAGCTACTTACGTGCGGGCGACTTTGCATATAACTGGGCTGCAAAATTTGGTAAAAATGCAATTTCTTCCAGCCTCACGAAATGGATAAATGATGCAGGGTATCCGAATGGTTTGAATTTGTTTGACACATATGAAGCAGGCAATGAAGTAGAGGCCCACGGAGGGTCATACATGCAAATGTTTATGAAGATGAGCATGGAATACGATGGCCATTGCGGCCTGTATGGTGTGCCCGGTAGGACAGGAATTAAAAACGCCGACAGCACCATGCTAATGAGCACCCCGGGTATGGTTGACGCTGATACTAGTTTCATTAAAACCTGTCATTTACTTACTGCTTTAACGCGACCTAATAAAAAAGACCCGTGGGATATTGCAGCTTTCCACAGATATTTTACCAACAAAGACACCACGAAGGGGATTTACTATTCACTTGAAGAGTTGGTGGGTATCCGTGGTGAAGCCCCGGAATGGTTCGGCGGCTCAAAGGTGGGCTTTTTAAAATATGCCGAACGTGTTGCAAGGAATATTTATAAGTACGTACCCCTTTCTAAACGAATTGACTGGACAGAACAAGGATACAATAATACAGGCAAAGCCATTGCAAATACTGGTGAAGCAGCGGCTACTTACGATCCATATCCTATGTTGGCTTTTGGCGGCTACACTGCCATAGAATCAAAAGCAGTAATGTTGGCCCGTGTACGATTTCAAGCAATGGCGTCAGCATGGACTAAGTACAATAATTATGCGCTTTCAAATCAATATGGGACGACTGACAATACAATACAGCTGATTTTCTATACTCATGGCGAAACAGCTGCACAACAGACTTCAGCACCGTTTGAAATGACGGTTTATTACGCCCCGTGGTATTATCAGGCAGGTTTTTACCATCAACTTCACGATTATTACCTTGATACGGTTTTGATTAATGGCGGCCGTACCGGCATGTGGCTTTATAAAATGCGCAATGCATTTAAACGGGATTCAGTTGCGTTTGTGCCATACGTGGCCAGTTATGACGGCAGCAGTTTAAGCAGTCAATCACTCAATTTCGGGTCATTAACCAGCCAATCTATTACAAAATGGTCGCCATCATTCACTGATACAACTGGTAGTAATTCATCTTTAACAGCTTCCGGTGGGGTTCTGGCTTCACAGTCAATCACTGAAAGCCCAGTGGTATATTTCGCGCAAGAATCGGCATCAAACGCCCCGCCCACATGTTCGGCAGGCAACACACAAATTATTTATCTGCCGACCTCCACGGTCACTTTGCCGGGTACTGCAACGGACACCGATGGCACGATTGCCAGCTATTCCTGGTCAAAGACCAGCGGCCCGGCCGGCACGACCATCGTTGCCCCAACCTCGGCCACAACGGCGGTCACGGGGCTTAGGGACGGCGCGTATACGTTCCAGCTGACAGTTACCGACAACGGCGGCCTTACTGCAACCGTCTCCGTAGCGGTTTATGTATCACTCTCACGCACTCTAATAATCAAACTAAAATAAACAACCAAAATGAAAAAACTATCAATCTGTCTCGCAATCGTTGGGTTTCTTTTTTCTTGCAATCAAAAGTCTTCAGTCGAATCGGGTAAAAGAGATTCGGCCTATACGTCGATCGTTTACGCTTTCAATGCAGATCAAAACGACTACCGTACTACCACTGCATTAAGGGTGTGCTATGATACCGTAATTGTGGCCAGGGACAGCACAGCAACGCACATTGATTTTGTACATAAGGCTGTACGGGATACCCAATACAGGGTACCGATTCTTTTCAGTAAGCCTGACAGTTTGAACGGGAAGCCTTTACTTGATTCTGTGGGTAAGCCAAAAGTAAAAACAATGCTTTTATGGCCTCTACTTACAAAGGGCAGCCTTTTAATCGATTATAATAAACGCTGGCATTAATAATCCAAATCAAAAATCAAATAACACATGTCACCACAAGGAGAAAAGAAGACCGGGGGCGCAGCTGATAAGAAAGTAATTGTACCGCCTTGGTTGCTTGCAATTTGGACGGCGGCGGTCCTGGGTTGTTTTGGATTTGCATGGAGTACAAATGCAAACATTGTTTTACTGCTGGATCATGATAAGACAAGGGGGAACGACATTTCCGATCTGCGTGTGGACATGAATAAAGTAAAACTGGACATGTCTGAGGTCAAGGGTAGGTTAAACACTGTTGAACAAAGACAAAATTTATTTCAAATAAACCAATCAGGTAAATAAAAACCAAAGTATATGAATGAATTCAAGCAAATCGTTTTAGGTGGCGCAACCGCTGGCGCATGGCTGGCAACATTGCTTTACGCGTACCTCACGGCATTCGGGATGATCCTTTATTCGACTACGAAGCGGGACCCCAAAAGCGAAAACACGCCTGTCTGTTTTCATTGGAGTTTTCTTTTAACCGATAAGGCGCTGCGGATATACAGCAACTTGCTGTTTATCATTATCCTAGTCCGGGTAACACAATTTTTTGTGCCTGTGCAATATATCGTTTACAGCGGTTTCCTGATAGGATTGCTCAGCGATGGCCTGGGGCAGCTGTTGGAGTTTCTGCGGGATATGGTAGACAACAATGTACGCGGAAGGATCCGAAACAAATTTATGAACGACAACCCCGAAAAAAAATGACCCCTATTAAATTAACCAAAATTGTGGCTTTAATACTATTCGTCGCAACCCTGGCGGTCAGCTGTACGAGTGTCCACAAGATGCAGGATAAAATAACGGCGGCCCTAAGTAAAAAGGCTTCCTATTCCCTGGACAGCGCCGGCAGGAATTCTACCGATAGTTCTTCCCTGAAAAAACAGAAATCGGGTACAAGCTCGACAGAAGACAGCAATTACACACGTGTTACCGTTGTTGAAGACTTCGACTGGGGAGGGCATGGCACAAAGGACACCCCAACTCTGAAGACCCGCAGATACTCCGGCCCAGCCTGGCAGCAAGGAAAAGTATCTGGCAATGCTGTTCCCGTGGCCGGGATAGAAGACCATTCGCATATACCATATCTGTACAAGCGAACGACGGTATACGAGAAGGGCAATAAAACGGCTACAGCTGTCAACTGGGGCGCAAGTTCGGACAGTACAACCCTTTCAAAAAAAGGGGCGGCGAAGGTAAAGGTATCCGGCGATTCGTCTATAAATGTACAAACCGCCCATACGACAAAAGAGAGCTGGCATTTTGGTGTGTCTACTACCCTGCTTTTATCGCTTTTATTTCTGCTGATCCTTTTTATCGCCTACTCAATCTGGAAACGCTCACCCTGGGTTGCCGGCATTTCAAAGTTTTTTAACCAAACAAAATAAACAGAATGAAAGTATTTATTTTATTCGCTGCCATCGGCAGCATGTTCTTAGCCAGCTGCGCCGACCGCACACCTGACGACAGTACAGCGACGGCCTACGTGGATTCCACTGCGACTAAATGGGTCCCTTATATGACAAACGATGGGACGATCGGCACCAAGCAGGTGTACGAAACCAAAGTAACGATCTCCCCGACGTGGGGACAGGCGTTTTATTACGCCTACAAATCAGGGTACACATTACAGCTTGTCGCTGGTATCGTTTTCATCCTTTTAGGTTTCGCCGCTTTGATCTTCATTCCCAACCTGGGGATTAAAATTGGATTTGGTGTGGTTTTAATAATGGCCGGTGCGGCTATAATCTATGTTAAGCCCGGGCGTATAAAGTCGGAGAATGACAAGGCTGTACTGCAAAGCACTTATGAAGACGCAATTTTAAAAACGGGCAGCAGTATTGGTATTTGGGATAGCCTTTATAATTCAAACCGGCTGATTGCGGCCCCGTCCAAATGACAGGGCTGCCCTTCATACTATGGGTGGTTTACATCCTTGGCAATGTTGCTTTGGGTAGATGGCATGGGTATTTACGAACCCGTGCCGTCGCCAAAGGCCAAACTATAGCCATCCGACATGGCTGGTGGGGGTTACTTTACGCGGGGCTTTGTGCGATCCCTGTGGTTTGGTCGCATTCATGGTATGAATACGGAAGTTTAATACTGCTGCACCTTTCAATTTTCCCCGTGACTTACAATCTGGCGTCTGGTATATCGATGTTCAATTTAAGCAAAACATCTACAGCAATTACCGATCGCCTGATGGTATGGACAGGGTTAAAGGATACCGAAGTAGTAAACATTTCGGCAATGGTGGCCAGCGGTATTTTATTAATCATTCATTACACTATCTGAAAATGACAGAAGTTATACAGCTGCGTTGGATTAAAACCAACCTGGGCCCAATCATTAACAGTTCACTGGCGGCCTGGAAGCAAAAAACGGCGATACAGGTACCATATACTGAAGACTGGCTGGCCGGGATCGCAATGCGGGAAGTCGGCCAGCTGGTGGGCAGGGCTATCGAAAAGAATTTGTCTTTCGGCACCGCCTGCGAAACAATGCGGGGGGATTATTCACAGCGCCCAGGCGATGCGATGAAAGTATACCACGGGTTTGGGTTTTGGCAGGTCGATGTAGGTAGCTACTCCGATTTTGTGCGTACCGGCCAATGGAAGGATCCTTCACTTTCCTGCAGGCAAGCCATTACCATCCTTTACGGGAAGCAAACTTATCTAAGCCATCATTGCCCGGCGGTTACGGGGGAGGCCCTTCACAGGGCTCTAACAGCCGCCTATAATAACGGAGAGGGCAACCAGGTGAAGGTTATAATTGCCGGAAAGGATGTGGACGCTAAAACCACCGATCACAATTACAGCGCGGAAGTCTGGCGCTTTCGGGACATGTACAGAAATCTATAAATCATTTTTCATAGCGGATAGTTTTGGTTAACCTGGGGCGTTTCTACGTCCTGGGTTTTTTACAAAAGGTTCATCGTTGAAACAATAAAGCGGGTTAAAATGGACGAACAAATAAAAGCCAAGGTGATAATCGAACTCAAACGCGCCGGCTTCCCACATGTTGAAGTAAAGACCAGCCTACAGTACATGTATTATACTTGCGTGTTGAATGGGATCTGGACTGCTAAAACCCAAGGGTATGATACCTTCCTGGCATCTACGCAGATGGGTTCTAAGCTTTTGGCCATAGTGAAAAAACTATACGAAAGCGCAATCCTGCCAAAAGTTTCGGATATAAAAAACGGGGACTTCTTTTATCTGGCTGGTGGCCATTGTAATTACCCCTGCCTGGTAGTAACCGTAGGAGAAAAAGCGATAAGGGTGGACGTTTCCCAGGATAGCTTAGGGGGTAATATTTCACCCATCGTATACACTCATACCACCTGGTTACCGAAATCTGGACTACAATACGATGCCCGCGGCGAATTGGCTATGAAGCCCTGGTTTAAACGTCGCTTTGATGCAACATCGCCAATAAGAAAATATTACGAGAGAGAAGGTAAGAAAGTATTTATTTAATAGGGCATAGCCCACAAAGCAAAGCAGATGAAAACAATGGTTTTAATTGCCGCCCTGGCCGCGGCGTCCTGCGGTAAAACCGTCCACCGGCCGCATCTTAAACCTGTTGATCCCTCAATCGTAAGATGGGGTGGCGATAGCTTCCCTTATATTGGAAATCCTGCGCACGGGGTCTTAAACCAGTGACGCAAAAAAAATGCCTCCCCCTGTCACAACAGGGAGAGGCACGCGGCAGACAATCCCCTTGCCCATTAAAGGGAGAATTGAACGGCCTATGATTGCTAAAAAAAACCAAAACAACTGCCCCATTCAGAACCTTAACCTAGTTATCGTATGGTTAGAATGTGAATATATAGTTAAATAATGATAAAATAAATGTCAGCAGCTGACGTATAATAACGCAGTGTTTGACGGTTTATCCGTAAATAGCTGACAGCTTTGCCGTCTGACTAAGACTTTGCCCCTTTCTTTGCGAAATGGCGAAGGATAAACGATATAATACTGTAAAAAATTTAATTTCAGGGGGCTATATAAAAACCTTTAGGGAAATACTGGACACGGTCCCAAAGACAACCATTGCAAAAGATTTAGGGATGCACCATCAAACCTTTAAAAAGCTTCTAACCCACCCCGAACGGTTCACGTTTAAAGACGCCTTCCGCATCGCTGCCATTATTGACGTAGAGGAAACCAAAATACTAGATTTGATCTACCAGCAATGCGCTACAGACAGGAAGTCAAAACGCAAAAAATCAGTAAAATAGGCCGATATTACCCCCTGGGGAACCCGCTAATTGTATGACTGGCCATACCTTCAGAAAGAGACACTTTTCCTGGGGTTGTTGGAGAAAACGGGAATCCTAATCTTTGGGCATGAAAAAACGTAGAAAAGGCCAGAATTTTAAGGCAAAAAAACAAACCGCCGCTCAAACTGCAAAGCTTTTGGAGGCGACCGGCAAGCTTATCAAAGCAAAAAGGGACCGGCTCACATCCATAGATAAATTTTCGTATGAAATAAACTTGTCCCGCTCAAACCTTAACAAGATAGAGGCCGGCGGGGATATGCTACTGAGCACATTCCTAAAAGTGAATTATGGCTTAGATACCACGCCAGAAGCGTTTTTTAAAGCCCTCAAAAAAAATATGAATCATTAGAAAGTACAAGCCAGCAACCTACTTCTTTCGTTTAGCCTTTTTATCTGCTTCATGCTGGGCGTAGACCAGCTGCAGCACTGTCTGATCATCCACGCCAATCAGGTCGGCCAGGGTAAAGAGGTGTTTTAGGGCAAATTCATCCACTTTTTCTACCATAGTTTTAAACAGGCGGTAATGTATCCCCAGGTCCTCAGCTACTTTTGTCCTGTTGACATGGCGAAAGATTTGCCGGAATTCAGTGATATTGCCGGCATCTATTAGAATTTTTAATGCTTCGTAGCCGCTGCCCTTTGCCATAACTCAAAGAAAAGTACAAAAGCAAAGACATTCACTATAAAATACTGGCATTCAATGAAAATTGTAAAATATTACAATTTGGATTGCATAAACGTATAATTTCTTTACTTTTGTTGTCCGTCAAGTATTACAGCGATCCAAGGCGCGATCGCCGTATAGTCCGATCAATCGGTAATTTTCACTTTTCGGTTAAGACTTTGATTAAGTTAGCACAGGAGTGAATCCCGGCCCCCTAAAGGGTCCGGGATTTCGTATATGGAAATAATTACGTTTTTCTTACTTCCAATTGCAGGCCTGGGGCTGGTAATTTACCAGCTGGTGCAGTATGATAAGGAAAGGGTGAGGGATAAAAAAAGTTAGATAATTGTAAGCTTGTTTTAATAATAGCCCGTAACTTACTCTAAGTCAAGATGATATAATATAGGTTCAAATCCGCTCGGGACCTCGGAAACAAACAGGGATTCCCCCAAACCCGCCCCAGTGGCGGGTTTTTTGTGCGCAAGTGTGCGTAACAATGCTTAATTAAGCCTATTTTGTGTTAGAAATGTGTTAGACGACTATGGCTAATAAAATTAAGTTGATTCATTGGACCTATGACCCGGATCCGTTTGGCAACATGCCTATCTATCTGAAAATGCGGGTAAATGGCAAAACGAAGTATAAAAGCACTGGGTACTATATCCCCGAAAAGGCCTGGGATGCCAAAAATCAACGTGTAAAGGATTCCTACCCCCTGGCGGAAGATATTAATACGTCTATCCTGGACACCAAGGCCAGCGCCTTGAAAAAAATAGTAGGCGACCAGGTGCGCGGGGTTGAATCCACGGCGACACAAGTAAAGCAAACCTTTGATAAGCCCCGGAACGATATTTTTGTTTTTACCGATGGCTGGATCGAAACAGTGAGAAATAAAAGGGCTGAAGGGACCGTGGACAATTACGTGAAACACTTAAATAAGTTGGAGCTATTCAATGGCAGCCGGCAGCTGAATTTTGAAGATATAACAAAGGAATTCCTATCCAGGTATGAGAACTGGATGGCGGAAACCATAGAGGGAAATTACATTCATGCAATCTGGAAGACTTTAAGGACTTTTTTTAATGCTGCAATATTAGACGGGGTAACAACTCACTACCCTTTTGCCACTTACGAAAATCCTGTATACGAGGCCCCGGATAAGGATTATTTAACTCTACAGGAACTGGATATTTTCGAAAAATACCTTGACACCTGGGTTCTGGCGCCAATATTCAAAGAGGCTGGCATTTACCTTTTGCTGGGCTGCTATACCGGTTTACGGGTAAGCGACTGGCGAAAATTCGATCTTAAAAAGAATATTTCCAACGGCCGTATTTTTTTAAGAGCGCAAAAAAACGGGGAGCGGGTCACGATGCAGGTAAACGCCCCGTTTGCCCGCAATATGAAGCGCATGGAATATTTTTCGTATGAAATAGCCGAACAAACTTTAAATGAAAAAGCCCGGATGCTGATTGCCGCAGCGGGCATAGATAAGTATGTATCGAGCCATACCGGCCGGCACACCTTCGCTATTACCTTGTGCGCGGAGCTTGGTATATCATGTGAAACCTGCGCCGAACTGATGGGCATAACTGTAAAGACCTGCGCGGAAAACTATTATGTGGTTACCAACAGGAAGATAGACCGGGAAACATCGGCCGCCTGGGTGGAATTAGTGTGATATTGAAACTTCGTTTACCCCATCCCCTTTGTACCATACGTCCGCCCAGGACAAGTGTGCCCGCACGTCCGCTTCATCGAAGTAGTAGGCTTTAAACTCCGCACAAGCGGGCCGCTGATGGCGAATACTATCGCTGATGTATATGAGCCCTGCAGAATCTATTCGGGCTGGGGTATATATTCTTACTTCGCAGACTGCATCTTCTTTTATCTCATACATGTATGCCTTACCCCCGCAGCTGTTTAGCGAAATAATCACAAATGCAATGAAGGGCGCCGCAATTGCCAGAACTACATACAAAACTTTTTTCATAAAACGACTTTAACAAATCGGGGAATTGATTCGGGTCACACCAAGTAAGTAAAACCACTTAGAGTGAATATATAAAGTATTGCCTATTAAAGCTACAATGTACATTTACCGGCACGGTTGATCGCTGACCTTTTATACTTGATACTTTGACGGAAATCAATGTTTGTAAACCCCAAAAAACCGTATCGCACATGCATCCTAACCCCTGCCCTAATTGCTTCCGGCAATGTCCGTTTTTGAAAGAGAAGCATAGTTTTCGGCTAAGCGCTTGTTTATTCCTTCCAAAATCTTTTCCTCCGCAGCCCCGTTCCCCTTCGCCTGCATCTTTGCCAATTCTTGCAAAGTCGTCTTGCCTTGGGCTTGAATTAGCCGGGTTGTTATTATCAGTTGCTCTAAACTAAAGCCTATACCCTTTTCCAGGGTTTTGTTATGGCTTTCCAATAGGTCAACGTACTTTTTGAAGCTATCTTCATCCAGCTTACCACCTTCACCCCTGCCGGCACCGGCGGGGGTTTGTTTTTTTATATATGCTTCCAATGATTTTTGATCGTCTGCTTTTGGCTTCGTATTGTCCCGGTACCAGGCACGAATACGATCGGCTGGGATGCCTGTCCCTGCTGCAACTGCGGGGATTTTAACCCGCTTAGAATCTAGCAATTCTTTAAGTTGTTCTTTGACTTCCTTTTTCATAATTGCAACATTGTTGCGTTAATAAATTGAAGATTACTTCATTTTTATTGAAGAAATCTTCATTACTTCACATTCACACCGCAAGCGATACACAAATGTAATACAATGGCGACACAAACGCAATACCGGAAGCTGGTAGAATTGAAGAAAGGTGAATCTAAAACCCTGGCAGAAGCCTTCCGCCTGCGGGGGACTAAAGCTGAGTTTGAGCGGGTTACAGCCATCCCGGCCAATACCCTAAACCGGGTATTAAGAAACGGTTATGGTGAAGAAAGGGTGATTTCACGGGTCCGTCAATTTGTAAATACTGCCGCATGCCCAGTATAGACCTGGCCACCCTAGACCGAAAGATAGACCGGCTTACCCGTCTGATCGAGGCCCAGCGCCCGAAGGCGAAAACATGGGTGAAGGTTTCTGTTATTCAGGAATTGACAGGCTGGGAAGGGTCTTCTAAAATGCGTTGGGCGCGGGAAAACGGACTTGTACAAGCTGAAAAAACAGCCGATGGCTTCATGTACCAACTGGAAAGCTTAAACCCTCTTTTTATAATCAAAAAATCCCAGGCATGACCCTACTGCTATTATTTATCGGCTTTGGCTCTACTTCGGTTATTGCTACCGTGTGGTTTTACTTCGACACAAAAGCCGGCTTGAAAAAGTACCCAAATTTTTATAGCGATTACCATAATACAACAAAGAAATGAAATCATTAGATCGCATAGCACTCGCGCGCATTAACGCTCTTAGGCAATTCGCGGCCCCGTTGCCGCGTAAGCGTAAAACGCAGAAGCGGGCTAAACGATCAAACGGCCGCCCGCAGGTATAGGACAGTGTGTAACGGCGGCCGTTTTTAAAGTTCTTATAAAGAATCTTCATAGGGTTGGGAGTATAAATGGAAAAACACCGGCCGCGCCATTCCTGGCGGGGCCTTCTTTAGAGTTAAAACAAAATCAATATATGAAAAAGTAAACAAGCTGGCTACAAGCCACGCACCCCCGACAATCAACAGCGTCCCGGTATAAAATTCAAAAACAAAAAACAAGAACGGGTTAGGAATTTTTGCTGGTGGCCGGGACGCTGATTTTAACCTTACCAATACCTTTTTAAAATGGAATTAATTAAGAAGCAGATAGAAGACAGTGGGACGCTGAAGCGGTTTACCAATATCATTTCGGTAATTGACAACGTGGACGCGGACACCGCTGCCGCCACGTTTGAGGCGGAGAAATATTATTTCCTAAAGGCTGTTTCCAATGGTAAGGATCTCGCAGATTGTACGCCGCTTTCGGCTATGGGTGTTTTTTTGGATGTGATAAGTGGTGGGCTATCATTTAACCCTGAGTATGATCATGTATATCTGAAATACAGAAATACTAAAATTGCCAGTGGTGGGAAGGAAAAACGCCTGGTTTATTCTAAGCAGCCATCGGGCAAAGTATATCAATGCCAGCGGGCGGGCTCAATCGCTTATGTGACAAAGGCTGTTATCGTATACGAAGATGAACAATTCGGCATAGCCACAAACGACGCGGGATTTCACATTATCCGTCATACACTCGTATTCCCCCGCAAAAACACAAATATCATTGCCGGCTACATATACGTAGTCCTGCCAAACGGCGCGCGTGAACCCTTTTGGATGGACACCACCGACATTGATCGCCTTCGGGGATACAGCGAACGCGACGGCGGTAATAGTTCGGCTAACGTCTTATATTCCTCCGGCCCCAACAAGCAAATCGACACTGGCTTTTTCCGCGCAAAGCTGATCATTAATGCGGTCAAACCTTACAGCAAAACACTAAAGAGGCTACTTAACGAAGTTGACGACAGCCCCGAAGACATTGCAGCACAAGGCCCGCAGGCGCCAACGGTCATGCCGCCGCATGTGCGTACTGACGGCGCAATGCCCCTGGCCATACCCTCGCCCGCCGGCATCCCCGGCCCCGCCGACGAACACGACGGCCCTTTTTAATAATTCTCAATAAACAATAAATCTATGTCCACAACAACACTTCCCGCGCCTGCGCCCCTGCCGCCGGTCATATCGCCGGAACGCTTCGGGGAGTTTATCAAAATACTGGATGTTGTCAATCAAAACCGTTCCAGCACACTGAACGCGAAAGTTGCTTATCAAAATAAAATGCTGGCGATTTGTGAGGCTGATCCGGCAAAGCCTGGGAAATTCAAGTTCATTGATATTAAAACTGTCGATGCTGTAAAGTATGAGGCCCTGATTGCCCCGCTGGCGAGGCTTCGCGCAAACCTCATAATGACGGAAGCGGCACAAAAGGATCGTCGAAAACCTTTTACGGACGACTTCGCTACTATCGTTTCGGCTTTTACCACGGAGGAAAAAGAAACCTTGGGGATGGCAGAAAAGATCAAGGGCATAGAAGACGCCTGGGAGAAGGAAAAGCTACGCCGCACTACCGCCGCTAAAACGACACAGACAAACGCCATCACAAAGGCGCAGGAAGCGATCGACGCGGCTACTGCTTTCAAACAGATCATTAACACACAATTTGCTTCCGAAGTCCTGCTAATTATTACGAAGCTGCGCGAAGCCTATTATAAACAAACTCTGGCCGCCTTTGACGGCTATCTGGTTACCCTTACCGCCTATAACCCCGTTTTGGATCCCGCTACATGGATGCGCATATACTCCCACTGTATTTTTACCTGGACCCTTCATAAGCCAGATGAAGCCGCCGTCATTTTCGACAAGGCTATTGCCGATGCGAAACCAGTAGTAGAAACAGCATGGGCGACAAAGCTGACCGCGGAGCGCGACCGGTTGATCGCCCTGGCGCCGGCCCGCAAAACAGAACTGGAAGCCCTGGCGGCGGGGACAACTACACCCTGCGCCGTAACGGAACGTATCGCAGAGGAAACAAAAACAACCTACACGGCTGTTACACAGCAGGCCATACAGGCCAATCTACAGGCTGAAAGCACCGCGAACGTGGATAAGGTTACCGCTTCATTTGAAGTAGCCAGCGCCGCCCCTGCCGTCCCTACGCCCCCAATGAAAAAAGGCACAGCGGTAAAGAAAAAGTACAAATGCACAACGCATGCCGCTTTTGAGGCCATCATTAAAAGCTGGGTAAAAAATGAAATGCCCACCATGTCAATCGACGACATTAACATAAAGCTTTCATTCATGCGCACTGCGGGTAACGCCCGCCTGAATGCCGGCGAAGTTATAGAAGCTGACGGCCTGATAGTGGAAGACGACGTAAGCACCAGGGCTACGAAAATTACCAACACGCCAAAATCTTAACACATGGATACTTTAACGCTTGAAAAGGCAAATCAATTATCTGCCAGTATAAAAGCAGCAGAAAAGCATATAGAGAATGTTCAGAAGTCCAGGGCTGGCAGTAATACGTCCGTGCAGTATGGCAGCCAAGGGTTTCCGGCTATCGAGCTTTACAGCGACTTCTTTTGCGAAGCCGATTTCATAGACCTGTACTTAATGAGGGCAAACGCTTACCTGAATAGCTTAAAAAGACAATTGCAGGATCTGTAATGAATTATTACGACCACCCATACACGTCTAATAGTGACCTGTCTAAGCTGTTTCTGCAGCTGAAAAACAGGGACTACCAGCAGGAATTCAACAACGCCTATCGTATCGGGACGCTGGTAGATGCCCTGATAACAACCCCCGCCCAGGTGGACTTTGAAAACCGCACCGTCATTGGTACAAAGTACGGCTATACCCTGGATGAACTGGGCCACGGGCAGAAATGTCGTGATGCCTTTCATAAGGATCGGGATTGCGCCGACCTGCTGAAGATATGCACCGGCCAGATGGAAATATACAAATCTGACCACCCGATCGAATACAATGGGATCCGCTTCACCCGCCACATGAAGTGTAAGCCTGACCTGTATAGCCTGGCCGCCGGCATGGGTCCTGACATTAAAACAACAACGGCCACAAGCCAGGCACAATTTGAGGCGGCCGCTAAGTACTTCCGTTACCCCCGCCAGCGGGCTGTATACATGGACCTGACTGGTTTTAAAAAAGATATTCTGATCGGTATCAGCAAAAAGAACTTTCAAATTTTCAAAATACACATCCGCTGGGGCGACGCCTTTCACATGGAAGGCTGGCACGACTACAGGGAACTGGCGTACAAACACTGGGGGTTAGGATTATGATAAACACTTTAGAGCAACAACGGGCGTACCTGGTCGAAGATATGAAGCAGAACTGGACATACAACAGCTACAGCGGCATATACACCGATCAGTACGACTTCCGAATAATCGTTACCGCTGGGGGCTATAACGTATACCGTAAGGACGCTTTTTGCGGGTACTACCTGATGCTGGAAACCGCGAAAATGATCTGCAACATCATTTTAAACGATCGAATCCTTGGCAAAGCAAAGAACGTGTAAAAACGCCTTTTGCCGCCGCAAGTGCGTGAAGGGCCGGTCTGAATGCAACACTTGCCGCGCCCGGAAGTACGCAATTGCAAACCCTATGCGCTATTCCTTTAAGAATCTGCGCAACAACGCCAAACGCCGGGGGATTGCATTTACGCTGACGTTCGCCCAGTTTCAACAATTCTGTTACCTCACTGATTACATGGCCGGCAAAGGCAGGTCCAGCGAAAGTTACAGCATAGACAGGATCGATAATAAGCACGGGTACCACTGGTGGAATATTGACAGTATGCCGAAGGGCGCCAACAGCAGCAAGGGCACCAAAGTCCTGGACTATAACTACCGCACCGGGTACGCACGCTACAGGACATTCGAAAACGGGAACACAGATTTTCTATTCTAAATCAAATAGTAATGAAAAAGACAGTACTAAAAATAATCAAATCTGCAACCTACAGGAATATTGCATTTTTTTTCTGGACTATGGCTGGGATTGTACGGTTTTTCGGTTATGGATGGATGTTTTATAAATATGGGTTCGGCAATGGCTTTGATAGCCCCGAAGACAAAGCGTCCGAATTTATTTCAATCTCTTTTATCCTTCTGGCCATCTGGCATTATTTCTTTTTTGTCGATCGCCTGTTTTATAACCTCAGCCTTATGATTGCTGCGATTGTTAAAGACCCGACCGAAAAAGAAAGCAACAAAGTAAACCCCTAACCTGATGAAATACCAATTTCGCCAGCTTTTGGATCTGGCAACACAAATGCGGAAGCTGCAGCACCGACTTGAAAAAGCGGATAAGGACCGCGACTTTATCAGCGCTGCAAATATCAAAGCCGAAATGCGGCCCGTAGGCGCAAAAATAGACACCCTACTGCCCCAGTGCGAAGCAGTAATAAAGGCCGAACAAACCAAAATGTTTTAACGATGGAATTTGTTATCAACTTTTCTGGCGGCAAAGACAGCTGCGCAATGCTGGCTTATTTGTGCGAGGAATACCCCGACGTAAAAAAGCATGTTGTATTTGCAGATACGGGCTGGGAACACTCCGATGCGGAAGTTTGGAGCCAAAAAATAGCTGCAGGGTTCGGGCTGGACTTGAACACCGTCCGAAGTTCAACAAAGACATTTCTAAGTATGTCCGAAGCGCGGGGCAAGTTTCCTGGCATGCAGACAAAACAATGCACCAGCGATTTGAAACGTGGCCCAATTGCGACATGGATTCGTAGGAATATCCAGGAAACAATGATAGTTAATTGCATGGGCATGCGTGCAGAGGAAAGTGCGGGTAGGGCTAAAATGAAGGAATGGGCTTTAAACACCAGAGAAAGCAATGGCCAAAGAACTGTATATAACTGGTTGCCCATACACGACTGGAACGAAGCAAAAGTGATCGGATACCTGGCCGAAAGGCACATCCCATTGCATCCAGTTTATAAATACCTCCGCCGGTTTTCCTGTCGGGTTTGCATATTTATGACACTCCATGATCTGCGCCAGGTTAAAATAAACGACCCGGAAGCCATCGAAATTATTTCCCGCATAGAAGACAAGACAAAATTTACAATGTTCCCAGCTGGGCCTATCAAAAGCCTAATTAACTAACTGATATGGACATATCATACCAAGGCAACACAAACACGGGAAAGGATGAATGGCTTACACCGCCCGAAATCATTAAGGCATGCGGGAAGTTCGATCTTGATCCTTGCGCCCCAATAGTCCGCCCTTGGGATACTGCAAAAAAACACTATACCATAGAAGACAATGGGCTGATACAAACCTGGAAAGGTCGGGTTTGGTGTAACCCGCCATATAATAACTGCCAACAGTGGTTTAACCTATGCGCGGATCATGGCAACGCTACAGGTATATGTTTCGTCCGCACCGAAACCCAATGGTTTTTCGATACCATCTGGCGCCGCGCTTACGCCATCAAATTCCTGGAAGGGCGGGTCAATCATTACCACGTCGATGGTACCCGCGGGGGATCGCCCGGGTTGGGGTCTGTGCTGATAGCCTGGGACCTTAAAAATGCGCAGAAACTTCGGCTTTCAAAGCTTCCTGGAAAATACATTGTTCTATAACCATTAAAACACTTTGCCATGAACGGGATCGAACTTATTTCCCTGGAAAGGATCCAGCAAAAAACAAAGCACGGTTTCACGCCAGAAAAAGACGCCAGGTACACAAACAACCAGCTTTTTTTTGCTGCGGTCTGTTTCCACTATGAAGACGCCGCCATGTACCCCGAAGACTGGGACACAGACGTTTTCGACAAGATTGTACGTAAGACCCGAGCCCAGCAGCTGGCGATCGCCGGCGCGCTGTATATGGCTGAAGACGATCGTACAGGTGGTGGCCTATGTCAACCTTACATCCATGAGTGTGCAAAAATGATCGATAACATTTTAAGCTGGGGCCATGAATAAAGTAACAGGCCCGAAGGCGCCCACCCCTGTAACCTTTAAAATGGCTATGTTATAATGCAGATGCCCCTATCATTATCGGCACCGGTAACCCTTTACCCGCACCAGGGAAGCTTTGTCCTGGACCTGGGGAAAACCGTGGCCGCCTACGATGAAGTGATAGCGTGCGCAGCAACCGGATCCGGGAAAACTAAGATGTTTATTGCCATCGCCCGCCGGGCAATCGCCAAAGGGAAGACCGTACTTGTTATAACCGAATCAAAGAAGATCTACGGGCAAATAAGCCAGGAACTTGAATCCATCGATATTAATGCCGGGGTAGAAAATTTCTATATCCGTAAAAATATTGTCTACCTGGCCATGTCACAAACGCTGGCAAAGCGGACAAAGATGATCGATAACTTCCGATTCTTTGGTAAAGAACTGCTGGTTATCATTGATGAAGCCCACATAGGGACAATGACCAACGTTTTGTTACAGCTGCAGGGGACATTAAAGCTTGGGTTTACCGCTTCACCCGACTGGCGATCGGCCAAACACCTGCCGCTGATATACAAGGCCCTGGTAGTTGGCCCGCAGCCTGAAGAACTGGTGCAGATGGGTTACCTGGCACCATACCGACACTTCGGCCGTGTGGCCGCCAACATGGATGCCCTAAAGATTGTTAACGGGGACTTTAGCGAGGAAAGCCAGGAATTTGTATTTGAATCTGCAGCCGTTTACGATAGCCTGGTAGAAGACCTGCAAACCATGAAGTTTAAAAAGTGCATGGTGTTTACTGCGTCTATAAAGCACTGCAACGATGTATATGAAATGCTGCGCGATCGCGGCTTCCCGGTAACACTGGTGCACAGCCAAAAGAAAGGATACAGCCTGACTGAGAAGCAAAGCGATTACAACCTTTCCCAGTTTATGTACGGGGACAAGCATATATGTGTTTCCGTGGGGTCGCTTACGAAGGGTTACGACTTCCCTGCTATTGATTTGGTTGTATTGTTTCGTAAAACAACATCGCTGCCCCTCTATCTTCAAATGATAGGCCGGGCATCCCGTAAGGCGGACGGTAAAACTCATTTCACTGTATTGGACTATGGCCGCAACCTGGAAACACATTGGGGCTGGGACTACGCCCATGACTGGCAAAAAATGTGGCAGCCATCCAAAAAGAAAAAGAAGTCGGCCGAGGCTGTTGCCCCGATAAAGCTTTGCCCTTCGTGCCAGTTTATGTGTGGCGCATCCGTAATGACCTGCCCGAACTGCGGTTACGCCTTTGTAAAGCCTCCGCCTACACCGCAGGAAACCCAGCTGATAGAGTATACCGAAAAGTATACCATAATGGTAGGCAAAAAAATATCTGAATTAACACCCGCTGAGCTTGCTAATTACGCTAAGCTTAAAAATAAAAAGTCATACGCCATGCGGGTAGCCCGGGCACAGGATCAAACCGACCCGAAGGCGGGATGGCTGGAAGCCTTCGGGCAGGAAATGGGATATAAGCCCGGCTGGCCGCTCGTACAACGCCAGAATTACGAAGCCGACCGCGACGCTGCCGGCAACGAAATCAAAATAGAGTATTACGATTTTGTATTACGATAAACCAAACCGCACATGAAACAAAAATTCAGGGAAATACACCTTTCCAAAAAGAACAAAATCCGTTTGGAAACTATCAACAGCATTATAGAGGAATACCAGGCCCAAGGGTACCGGTTGACATTGCGCCAGCTGTATTACCAGCTGGTTTCAAGGGACATTATTCCCAATCAGCAGAAAGAGTATTCAAAGCTTTCTATACTGTTAAAAGAAGGCCGCATGGCGGGTATAGTTGACTGGGATGCAATAGAAGACCGCCTACGGGTCCCGTCTTCGCCGTCATCATTCGATGGGCCGGAAGCTATTCTGGATGCATGTATTTCTCAATACATGTTGCCGCGCATGAAGGATCAGGCCGTGTACGTCGAAGTTTGGGTGGAAAAAGACGCATTGTCAGGGGTCCTTAAAAGAGTAACGGAAAAGTATCATATCCCAATCCTGGTTAATCGCGGGTACAGCAGTGCGTCAGCCATGTACGACGCATATGAACGATTTACCGAAGCCAGTGAAAACGGGCAATCAATTCGAATTCTTTACCTGGGGGACTATGACCCGTCCGGCATCGATATGATCCGGGACATTAAAACACGTACGCTTGAATTCATCGGCGCCGATGATGTGGACTTCGATATTATCCCTATCGCCTTAACAAAGAAGCAAATCCAACAGTACAACCCACCACCTAACCCAGCAAAAATGAGCGACCCCCGTGCAGGCGACTACGTAAAAGAAAATGGCAAAACCAGCTGGGAAGTGGACGCCTTGAAACCTGAAATATTAAACGCGGTCCTTACAAGGAATATAGAAGCCCTAATAGATACCGACCTGTACGAAGATATAGTAAGCCAGGAAGCGGAAGGCACGGCAAAACTAAGATCACTTAAGCAATACCTGTAATGATAACAATATTCCGCAGGGCCGGTATACTTGCCGGTCCTGCAAAGCACCCAAAAAAACAATCGACCAAAATGACAAAACGAAAGATTTATGTAGCAAGCAGCTGGCGCAATGAGCACCAGCCGGAAGTAGTAGGAATGCTTCGGGAGCTGGGGCACGAAGTGTACGACTTTAAGAATCCACCGAACGGTACCGGCTTTGCGTGGTCAAGTATTAACCCAAATTGGATGAACTGGACAAGCCGGGAATATTTAGAAGCTTTGAAACATCCGTTAGCAGTAGCCGGTTTTAAATCCGATTTCGATGGCATGCAATGGGCAGATACTTGTGTTATGGTCCTGCCGTGCGGCCGGTCGGCCAATACGGAAGCGGGCTGGATGAAGGGCGCCGGCAAAGAGGTTATTGTATTTATACCAATCCCGCAGGAACCTGAATTGATGTACAAAATATACGACAGGATCTATTATCGTTTCGGTGACCTGGGAGCGGCCTTTGTAATTATTTAAACACCACGTCCAATATTTTACCATTGTCTGAATCATTAGCAAAAGTTTGGCAGGAAGTCGAAGAATACCTACAGCAAGGGATAAGCGTTATACCGGTTCGTGACAAAGAAGAAAACGTCAACGGCAGGGTAAAGCCGCCGAAATCGCCGTACCATTTCTGGAAGCGTTTCCAGTCGGAGATAGTTACCAAGGATGAACTATGGCACATGATGGACGAACGCGGTACCACTGCCATCGCCATCCTGTGCGGCAAAATATCGGGCGTCATGGAAGCTATCGACGTGGATGTAAAGAACTGGCCAGGTATTGACGCCCGTCTGGCCGCCGCCATCCGGGATATATACCCCGAAGTATACAGCAGGCTGCGCACTCACAAAACCCCGTCAGGCGGTTGGCACCTTATATATCGGTACATCCTGCCCGAAGGCGCCCCTATCGATGGTAATAAGAAGCTGGCAACGTCATTGGATGGCGATAAAGCCGGCATCGAAACAAGGGGCGAAGGTGGCTATATCGTTGCGCCGCCATCCTTGGGCTATACCCTGATGCACCCCCGCCCTATCCCGACAATCACCTATGAGGAACGCAACGGCCTGATAGCCCTATGCAAATCGTTTAACGAAAAAATAAAGGTCGAAAAACCATACAACATAAGTAAGTATGAAAGCAACTACTACGATGAGAACCCTTTTAGTCATTATAATAATAGCCCTGCTGGCGAATCTGTACTTATTGATAACGGCTGGATCGTGGAAGGGCGCAATAACACCCACATATATTACACACGGCCGGGTAAGGATTCCGGGATTTCCGCCAGCTTCGATCTGCGTACCAGAATCTTCTACCTGTTCACCACGTCCACGACGTTTGAAGCGGATAAGGGGTACCATCCGTCAACGGCCCTGGCTATATTACAATTTGGGGGGGATAAGAAAAAGGCATACGCATACCTGGTACAAAACGGATATGGTAAGGTAAAGCAACACATAGAACAACGGGCGGTACGCTCAGCTGCTGCCAAGGGGAAGCCATTGCCGGCGAATTTCAGCCAGGAAGCCGGCGCCGCTTATATTGATACGCGTGGCCAGCTGCAGGAAAAATACCCGTACGGAATATATTGGGTAGAAGACGCTGAAGATAGCACCGTTAAAATAAGCCGGGAAAAGCTTTATTTAGTAAGCGAAGGCCTGGGCTTCCGGTTGTCTTCCGCTGGGGCTGTTCAAATTGTTGGCTACACCCTTAATAAAATAAACAGCAGGTTTTACTTTGATACTATAAAAGCGTATATCAAAGAGGAAGACGGGGACTTATATGAAGCAATATTCAATGCCTGGGAAGCTTTTGTACAACGGTCTGGCGAGTTTACAATAAGCCGGCTGCCAATAATAGAGCCCGCCAGTATAGTTTCCTCTACTAAAACATCTTCGTATAAATTTTTTGACAACTGCTTTGTAAAGATAGAGGCTGACCGTATTACCGAACACTCGTACGATTCCCTTGGAGAAAAAAAGGTATGGGCCGATCAGATACAGCCCCGCCCGTGGGCGCCACTGGTCGATGAAGACACCCAGCACAGCCTATACTACCAATTTCTTGATCTCGCCGTCGGGATGGATAAGCAGGGAGACGTATTACTAAAAGCCATCGGCTACCTGGCGCATGATTTCAAAGATGAAACGATGGGCTATATCATTACCCTTACTGAGCAATGCCCGGACCCGAAGCAAGGCGGCGGTAGTGGTAAAAATATATTTACGTCCCTACTGGGACACACGACGACCCTAAAAAATATCCCGGGCAGCCAAGTACAGTATAACGAAAAGTTTCTGCAGGCATGGAATTTTGAACGCATCCTATCAATTAGCGATGTGCCTAAAAAGTTTGATTTCATGTTCTTAAAGGAACTGTCCACGGGTTCAGGCATCCTTAAGAAGCTTTTCAGGGACGAAATAACCGTGCTGCCCGGGCAGATGCCAAAGCTGGCAGTATCTACCAACTATTCCTATGACGTGGCCGACGGTGGCCTACGCAGACGAATAATACCCATAGAGTTTACCAATTTCTTTACCCGTGCTGGTGGGGTTGATGTGCACTTTGGAAGGATGTTTCCCGGGGACTGGAACGAAAACGAATGGCTTTGTTTCGACAACATTGTAGCGCGTGGCGTGCAAATGTGGCTGGCAGCTGGAAAGCTGTTGCCCCCTGAATTGACAGCCGGTGGATGGCAAAAGCAGTTTGACCAAAACCACGGCGGCAGCCTGACGCGAATGTTTATTGAAGAAAGCTTGCCTACCTGGTGTCATGCTGCAAATGTTAAAAACGAAGATATACGAGCCCAGTACATGAAGTACTTAAATGAAAATGGCGCCAATATCAAATACTCTCTTAGTAGCCCCGGGCTCAGCAAGGCTATTGAGGAATTCTGTCACCGCGGCGGTTACACGTACATAGCCGATCACCGCTTCCGTGAAATGGGTATGCAATTCCGCGGGAAACATTTTGAATTACCGGCGGCGCCCTTTTAGGCCCGAAGGCGAAAAGTTCTTTGTTTATTGGTTTTTGACGGCTATCTGTGACAAATTACTGTGTAATTGTCTCAATTTGTCACGGAAATTGTCACAGATAATATATTAAATACCAGTCAATTAGATTGGTCTGTGACAATGTGACAACATTTTTCCCTTTTTAATGCTACGCGAGAAAAGAAAAGAAAATAATATAAAGAGGGAAATTAATAATAGTACTAACTATTGCATAGTACTAAAACAATGTTTTGATATTTTTTATTTCAGAAATAATATTCCTGATGGTTAGAAATAAATAGGGCTTTTTTCTGTCACAGCGTCACAAATGAATATAACTAACTATTATTCAATAAAGTATCCGTGACAATTTTTGTGACAAGCTGTGACAATTTTTTGCCTCACCTATAAAAAAATGACTTCATGCAGAAAAAACAAAGCGAAATGCAGTTACAAGGTGCCTGTTTTAGATGGGCCTGGAATACCCACCCCGAAACAAGGCTTTTGTTATTCCATGTCCCGAATGGGGGATCAAGGAATTCGCCAGTAGAAGGGGCTCAGTTAAAAGCGGTAGGGCTCATCCCGGGCATTCCTGACATGCTATTTGTCTGGAAGGGGAAATTATTCGCATTTGAATTTAAGGCTAAAGGCGGTAAGCTTAGCCCCTCACAATTGCTGATACAGTCTACCTGGCTGGATCAATACGTGGTAGTCTGGACAATAAGTAGTGAAGAAACCTTCAAAACAATTCTTTTAGACATACTATGCCCACAATCAATTTGTAAACCGGCGTTAGCCATAATTTAAAAAAGACATGATCAAATTAACGGCCATTGGCCATTTAGGAAAAGACTGCACCACTAATGAGGTGGGCGGCAAAAAGGTTATCAATTTCAACGTAGCCCATACTGAGAAGTGGACAGCAGCTGGCGGTGAAGTAAAGGAAAAGACTATCTGGATAGAATGCGCCTACTGGACCGAGAAAACCGGTATCGCAAATTACCTGAAGAAAGGCCAGCAGGTATACGTAGAAGGTCAACCGGAAGTACGTACGTGGGAATCAAACGGCAAACAAGGCGTATCCCTGGCACTTCGGGTAGGAATGGTGCAATTACTGGGCAGCGCCAATGCAGGCCAACAAGCGGGCGCTAATGCGTCACAGGGGTCAAGTTCGCCGGCGCCTGCTGCTGCGGGCGTGATAGAGGAACAAGATTTACCATTTTAATCAATCCGCCTGTCCTACCGAAGCGTAGGGCAGGCATTAAATTAATTTAACATGAATTTAGTAGAATCATTATACGGTCAGATAGATCGGGTAGAGGAAATTATAAACCAGCCATACAACCGAAATGTAAATACCCCTGCTATGGAAATGATGGGGAACGACCTGCAATCTGCAAAAATAGCAGTAGAAGACGGGGAGGCCGGAGAAATGCGCCGTGCATTGGCCAGGCTTATGGCATGGGATTAATTTGTAACTTGTGAAGATTCCTTCACTTATAAACATAAAGAAATGGTGCGAGTAGAGGTAAAAGGGGCTGTTGACGAGCTGGGGAAGGCATTTAAGCACTTGGATAAAGCAACGGTGGCCCTGGCGTCGTCCCGAGCTATTAATAAATCCATCCTGCTGGGGCGAACAATGGCCAGGACGGCGGTTAAGGGTCAATACAATATACCACAACGGTATATGAAGGGTATAGGTAATATAAACGCCCGCCCTTCGTACCTAATAGGTTGTATTACCGCGAGTGCAAAGCCTATCCCTATGGATGCATTCAGCCCTACTTTCAGCTTCTTGACTGGGACCACAACCAAAACCAGCCGCAGGGGCGTGCAGTCAACTAAGCTGGGCACCAAAGGGAGAAAAGGCACCGGGGTTACAATAGAGGTTCGGAAAGGGGAAAAAGAAAATATCGCTTTCGCATTTATGCTACCCACACTGACCGGGCGCATATTCGGCCGCGGTACGTATCGGGACGGCAACGCGTTTGGCTTCGTTCAACGGCATACCCACCAGGCCGGCCCTAATGGGAACGATGCAGTAAAGCCCCTGTTATCAGTCACAGTGCATGCAGCAGTGATTAACCCCAAGGTAGAAAAGGCCATCGGTGCAATGCTTATACCTGCGTTTAGCCGCATATACACCCAGCAATTACAGCGCCTTATAGATGCCATGTAATAGCATATGCGTATACGTTATATATATTCCATGTAAAGACCGTATTATACTATGCTTTTGAATGCAAATAACACTCATATTATATTGATTATCATGCCTTTACGAAAAGACTTCCGGCCTACGACGGCCTTCGTGGGTCCTCCCCTAACCGGCCACCCCCGCGGCTACCCTGAGCCCCAAAAAACCGCTAGACACAAAAAAATATCAGGGTTGCAACCCGGGTTGCAAATTTTTTTTTCAGGGTTGCAACCCTTATAAAACGACGAAATGGCAGACGAACAAAAAATTTCAGTCAGGGCTTACAGCAGGATGATCGGCGTCAGTGATACTTCAATCCGAAAAGCCATAAAAGCAAAAAAAATTGTTAAAGGCTTCGACCCGGTATCAGGGGAAATCATCCCCAGCATAGCAGATAAGGAGTACGGGAATGCTATAAAGGCAGCGACTGTCAAACCCGGGGAGACAGTGATCAAAAGTATAGAGAAGATAAAAGCGAAGAAATCTTCTATAAAAACAGAAAAACCAACCGTTTACGACGAATATGGAGAAGATATAGATCAGCCCGTATTTGATCCAAATGCCCCCCTAACAACAGAAACCCCCGTAGAAAATATTCTCGTACTGGATACATACTACAAGGCAAAGCTTAATAAAATGAAAATGGAGCAGATGGAAGGCACCCTGGTGCTGCGGGCCGAAGTTGATAAAGAAGCTTTCGCCTTGGGTGTTGAAATAAAAAAGGCCCTTCAGAATATTCCCGCGCGAATAGCTGCCCTGGTACGCGCAACGGATAGCGATGCTGCTGCAGAAATGATGATCAGGGACGAGGTTAACGGGGCCTTGCTGGTGTTATCTCAAATCAAAACCATCACAATCGATGCAGATTGAAATAACCAGCTATAGCGCAATGCTTCGCGGTCTAACACCGGATCCGGAAATGACAGTAAGCGAATGGGCTGATCAGCGCCGGAAGCTGGGCGCCACTTCGGCGGAGCCTGGGCAGTTTAAAACAAGCCGGACACCTTATATAAGGGAAATCGTAGATCACCTGTCAGCCAATAGCAAGACACAACGTGTAGTTTTTAAAAAATCTTCGCAGGTTGCGGCTACTGAGGCCGGAAACAATTGGCTGGGATATACCATCGATATGGCGCCGGCGGCAATGCTTTATGTCATGCCCACAGACACCATGATAAAAAGCACGTCTAAGAAAAGGATCCAGCCGATGATAGACGACACCCCAACTGTTCGTGAAAAGGTAAAACCCAGCAAGGCTAAGGAAAGCAGCAATACAATATTAGAAAAGTATTTCGAGGGCGGATCCGTGGCTATGGTGGGAGCAAACAGCCCGGTAGGCCTGGCATCCGCTGCAATAAAACTCGTTTACCTGGACGAAGTAGACCGGTATCCTATGGACGTAAGCGGCGAAGGGTCGGCAATTAGCCTGGCGGAAACCCGTACCATTACTTTCGGGTCCCGAAAAAAAATATTTATTACATCTACCCCCACAAAGGAAGGCGCCAGCGCCATCGATGCGGAGTTTCAAAAAACTGGCCAACGCTACTACCATGTGCCGTGCCCATCCTGCGGGACTGGCCAGCGGTTGGAATTCACTCAGCTTCGTTACGATAAGCCAAAATACAAAGAAGTGTATTACGAATGCGCACACTGTGGGGATTTAATACCCGAGCGCAAGAAACCAGAAATGTTATCCCGTGGCGAGTGGCTACCGGCTTTCCCTGAATTAGAAGACGGCGTCACTTTCGGTTATTTTATAAATGCCCTTTATTCGCCCCTGGGTTGGTATAGCTGGGCACAAATGGCAAAGGAGTACGAAGACAGCGAGGGGGACACTCCGAAACGTGTAACCTGGACAAATACGAAGCTTGGCGAAGTATACCGTGAGGAAGGCGAGGTCCCCAGCTGGGAAAGCGTATACAATCGCCGGGAGCAATTCAGACAGGGCGTGGCACTTTCAGAAGTTGCCTTTATTACGATGGGCGTGGATGTACAGCGGGACCGGTTAGAACTTGAAATAGTCGGCTGGATGAAAGGGAAAGTAAGCCAAAGCATAGATTACAGGGTACTGCTGGGGGATACCGCGGATGTGCACGTATGGGACGAACTTGGAAAAGTTATTAATGAATTTATACCCAGGGAAGACGGCGCAAGGCTTCCGATATCATTAACAGCCATCGATAGCGGTTACAATAGCCAGCATGTATATAATTTCTGCCGTAAATGGAGCCCCAGCCGCGTTATCCCGACAAAGGGACAAGATAGCCAAACGCTTATGGTTAGACCACCCCAGGCGGTAGATGTAAATAGAAATGGCGAAAAAGTGGAGACGGTAAAAGTATGGAACATTGGTGTTAGTATTATTAAATCTGAGCTATACGGCTGGCTTAAGCAACAAAAGGGGGAAGACGGGCAATATCCGCAGGGGTACTGCCGCTTCCCCGAATATGAAGCGTCTTATTTTAAAGGATTGACAGCCGAAACATTAGAAAGAGTAATAAACAAAAAAGGATACACAGTTTACCAGTGGAAAAAAACTTATAAAAGGAATGAACCATTAGACACTAGGGTTTATGCCAGGGCTGCGGCCGCTGTCTATGGCATAGACCGGGTTAACGACAAGTGGTATATCGATATGGTAATTAGCCTGAAACCAACGCCCGAAAACGCCCCGCCCCCAATAAAGAAAAAAAGAGAATCTGAATTTTGGAAACCGAAAAATTAAACTAATGACTACCCCACAACCGATGTCCGAAAAAATAATAACAGCCGCATGTATGTATTTCAAAATTACTGAGGATGTTTTAATAAGTAAAGAATTAAACAAGGATACTGTTTATAAACGACAACTTTGCTACTACCTTTTAAAAGAAGACGGGGACATATCTTTCTGTGCCATTGGTCGACGTTTCCAACATTTTGGCCATAATGCAGCCTATAAGGGGCATGATAAAATTGCCGCGCATAAAAATATCTATACACAGGTAAGACACGATTTAGCCAATATCAGGTTAATCGCGGGTACCTTGCTATAATATGGCTACAAATTTCACATTGCAGCAATTAAAAGCCCTGGACGATGCGATAGCATTAGGCGCCCGCGAAGTTATGTACGGGGACAAAAAGGCAATATATAAAAACCTTGACGAAATGCTGACGACGCGAAACCTTATGCGAAATGAACTTGGGCTGAATGGTAATGAACCCCGGGGCCGCCGGTTTGGCAGCTTCGATAAAGGCATACGATAAGATGAAAATGAACTTTTTAGATAGAGCAATTAATTTCCTTAATCCGAAAGCTGGTACTGAAAGGATGCGTCACAAAATGGCGCAGGAAGTATTTAAAAAGAATTCTGGAAAGCGAAGATATGAGGCCGCCGGCGGCGGACGGCGTACTGATGGCTGGCACGCTGTATCCACTTCGGGCAATGCAGAGATACACCAGGCCCTGATCTTTTTAAGAAATCGTAGCAGGGACCTGGTTAGGAATAACCCCTATGCTGAAAATGCTATAAAGGAAATTTCTAACAGCATGGTCGGGACTGGCATTATCCCAACGCCAAAGGATTTAAGTCCGCTGCAAACAAAAAAGATCAAAAAGGCCTGGTCGGACTGGGCCGAATCTACGGACTGCGATTGGGAAGGGCATAGCACCTTTTACGGGATACAACATTTAATCGCCCGTTCGGTAGCAGAATCAGGTGAATGTATTGTACGAAAGCACATAATTGCTGACAAAAAGTTAGCAATCCCCCTAAAGCTGCAGGTACTTGAAGCGGACTACATCGATACTACAAAATATATGTGGTCACTGCCAGAAGGGGGATTTATTTATTACGGTGTTGAGTTCGATAAGGATCAGAAAATTGTAGCTTACTGGCTATGGGATCAGCACCCAGGTGAACAAATACACTTTAACGTAACGTTGGTAAGTCGGCGTGTCCCTGCTGATCAGATTTTGCACATTTTTGAAAAGAAAAGGCCAGGCCAATTTCGTGGTGTACCGTTTGGTACAGCTTCTATGTTGAGGCTTAAGGATATGGATGATTACGAAGACGCCCAGCTAATACGTCAGAAAATTGCGGCCTGTTTCAGTGTGTTCGTAACAGATAGTACAAATGCAACCGTTGGAGATCAGGGGAATGCCGAAGAATTACTGGATAAGGTTGAGCCCGGCATAATTCAAAAACTTTCCCCAGGTCAGACCGTTTCTATGGCTACGCCACCAGATGCCGGTCAGACCTTCGATCCATATACTAAAAACATCCTTCGTGGCGTTGCCGCTGGTTATGGCATGGACTATGTTACACTTACCGGCGATCTAACCGCTGTCAACTTCAGCAGCGGCCGTATGGGCTGGCTAAAGTTTCATAAAAACGTTTCTGTTTGGCAAACCCACATGTTAATACCTATGCTGTGCGACCCGGCCTGGGCTTGGTTTATTCAGGTAGCCAGTATAATGGGATTTGCCAAGTCTGACAAAACAATAAAGGCCAGGTGGACGCCCCCGCGTAGAGAAATGATCGATCCTGCTAAAGAAAGCAAAGCTTTAGTGGAAATGATCAGGGCTGGGCTTATGTCTTTGCCCGAAGCCATTCGTCAAATGGGGGATGCGCCAGAAGATGTTATAGAGGAAATGATCGCCACTGCTAAACTATTTGATGCCGCTAAGCTTATGCCCACTACCGATCCGAGATTTGATGCGACGCGTAGTAACGGTGCTATTCCTCCACCTCCGGGGGCCGATGGCGCCCCAGCTGCGCCCAAGGCTCCGAAAAAATCAAAGAAAAACAAATAACCGTGTCGCTGCCGTGTAAGGAGGCGGGTTGGGTCTGTATAGTTTTGGTTTTATTAAACTATGCCAGACTTAAGATTATTAAAACCGGGTTCAATTCGTGCAGCTGTCGATATTACGACCTTTAACGATAAGGATCTTACCGTTGATGTTATTGCTGCAACAGATACCCCTGTTTTACGTAATGGATGGGATGGACCGTTTTACGAAATATTGGATATGACCCGGGTAAGGTCTGAAAGGATCAACGCCGGCGCCCCTGCTTTGGATAATCATAACCGTTACGGTTCTATTGAAGACAATGTAAAAGGCGTAGTCGTTCCAGGTAGCGTTACTTTCAAAGACGGTCAGATGCGCGCTACAATCCGCCTTTCCTCAAAACAAAGCCAAAAGGAATTTAACCAAGACGTTAAAGACGGCATTTACCGAAATATTTCAATTGGGTACAACGTGTACGAGCTTACCGAAACCATTAAGGTCGGAGCTATAGACACATACCGGGCTACCGACTGGGAGCCTACAGAAATTTCCTTCGTCCCCATTCCTGGTGATTTTAATGCAGGGGTAAGGTCCGATGACAGTTCACCTTCACAGCAAGTATCAATTATTCAAAATACAAATTCAAATTCTACCACAATGACAGAAGCAGAAAAGGCTGCACTGGCCGCGGCTCGTAAACGTAGTTCGGCTATATTCAGAGCATGCACGGCGGCAGGGCTTACGCCTGAGTACGCCGAGGAACTGGACAGCAGCGAAAGAAGCCTGGAAGACGCCCTGGGGCAAATTGCCTTAAAGAAACCCGCAATCCCCGCCCCCGTTCCGGCGCCAGCCCCAGCGGCCGAAGGCACAAGGGCACTGGAAATAATTTCAGCAGTCCGTACCGCTGGCCTGGATGTTGAGTTCGCAGAAACATTGATCAAAGATCCTAGCGTAGATATTGCTTCTGCACGCCTTCGCGTGATTCAGGAAATGGCAAAAAGCCAGCCCCCTGCACAGCGTAGCGCAAATGCTGCAGCCGCCGTTACCGACGACGAAGCAGTACATATACGCTCAGCCGTTGAATACGCCCTTGGCGCGCGCGGCAATGCGGAAGCTTACCCCTTGGCAAAGAAAGGCGACAAGGCTTCCGAAATGGCTGTGGCCTACCGGGGTATTTCCTTACTGGACACTGCGGTATTGCTGATGAAACAACGCGGCATTGATCCAGGCTACAGTAAAGTAGAGATAGTAGGTCGTAGCCTGGCTACCGGTGATTTCCCTAACCTGCTTTCCAATCTGGCGGGTAAATTCCTTCGCCGTGAATACGAACTGGCACCCCAAACATGGCGCGAATTCTGCCGGCAGCAAGATTTGCCGGATTTCAAACCCGCAACCGGTGTGCAGTTCGGAGCCGCTTCCGAATTCGACAAAATTGAGGAAAACGGAGAATACAAGTACGGCAGCTTTTCAGAAACAGTAGACAACTGGAAACTTTCCTCTTACGGAAAAATGTTCAAACTGTCACGGGTAATGATCATTAACGATGATCTTGGCGGTTTCACCAGGACAGCCAGCCTGATTGCCGCCCGTGCAGCAAATAATGAAGCGAATATCGTTTGGGCATTGCTGACCGGCGGGACTGGTGGTAACGGCGCAACGATGGCCGATACAGTCCAACTTTTTGATGCAGCACATAATAACCTGGCCGGTGCAGGTGCGGTGTTAAGCGTGACCACTTTGAGTGCAGCCCGAACAGCGATGAACAGGCAAAAAGGAATGAACGCAAAAGAGATCATTAAAGTAACGCCCCGTTACATTCTGGTACCACCCGAGCAACAAACGCTTGCTGAACAGCTGGTAACAAGTATTACCCCCAACCAGGTCGGATCGGTTAACCCTTTCTATAATAAGCTTGGTGTTATCATGGACCCGCGTATGACCAATGCAACTGCATGGATGCTGGTAGCAGACACCAGCATGATGGACGGCATCACATATGGATACCTGCAAGGGCAGCCAGGCCTGCGGACAGAAACCCGTTACGGGTTCAACGTGGACGGCGTAGAAATTAAAGCCGCTACCGATTTCGCCGCTAAGGCATGGGATCACCGGCCTTTCTACAAGAATCCTGGCGCATAGTAGCCAACTGACGAACGATAACAACCTAAAACGCGAATATCAAAAATTGGGGAAGCCGGGTAAAACTGGCTTCCCTTAAATCTAAGAAAATGGCAAAAAATTTTATCGCCCAAGGCAAAGTATTCGACTATCTGGCAGCTGGCATTATCGCCAGCGGTTCACCGGTTATTATGACCGATGTGGTCGGCGTCGCAACTAACAGCGGCGTAGCGGGGGACATTATCCCTGTCGCATTTACCGGGGTCTTTGAGGTGGCAAAGGATGGCAACGCCATTACCATCGGTGAAAAGCTTTACTGGGACCCCGCTGCAAATGGCGGCCTTGGTTGGGCTACCGGCACCGCCGGCGCTCTTAAGTTGATGGGTTACGCATACCTGGCAGCGATCGCAGGCGCCGCAACCGTTCAGGTCCGCTTAATCGGTTAATTATGGGCAACCTGTTCGATGGTATGCAGGCGGCGCTGCAGGATATTATTGCTTATTCAATGGGCTATAATGCTATCTGGGCGCCACGGGCAGGCGGAGATCCGCAAGTCGGGCAGGTGTGCTATACAGGGCCTACGACTAAGGAAAAGCTTTTCGATCAAAATTATCAGCCCGACAAAATTGAAATGGAGTACAAGATCGGGTTATTCCCTGGCCTGTACGAAGCGGTTCGGCTGAACCCGGCAATAATGGAAGAAGTAACGATCGACACTATTGGCCTGTTTGTTATGAAAAGCGGTTCTAAAAAGTGGGACGGTAAAACTATCGTAATTCAGTTAGAGGCAAAGGAATAACATGGCTTACCAATACGACCAAACGGAAGACGAAATAGTAAGCCGACTTCGGCTGTTCTTTGAGGTAGATACCGTGGACGTTATTGTAGAGCCAGACAATGACGCAGACTATAAAAGGGGTATACAAAACCCGATTTTGACTGTCGCATATTCGGGAAGTAGCTGGCCCATTCAACTAAGTACGTCGGAAGGTTCGCAAAGGGAAGAAGTTTCCTTCTTAATCAATATACAAGCCAGGACAAGGCGTGGTGCTTTGGGAATTTTTTCCTTAAAGTCAACAATGACAAAAGCTTTACTGGGTTGGAAGCCTACGAATTTGGATCGTATTTACTTGAAAAAATTCGATCCATTAGGCCGGAATGCTGATAATGCTTTATGGTTTTGGAATCTGGAAATAGCGGCAACGAAGCTACATGTACAAGATCTTCCCGACGAAGACTTACCAGGTGCAACATTCGTGCAGGGTACGCTTTTGAATAATGACGATTTATTTTAAAAAAGGACACATAAAACAAAAATATGCCAGCACAATACTTACATGGGGTGGAGGTAATTACCCTTTCGCAAGGTAACCGTAATGTTGAGGTAGTAAAAAGCGCGGTTATAGGATTAATCGGTATAGCGCCCCAAGGCGCAAAAAATACCCCCATTCTTGTACAGTCCGATGTAGATGCCGCCCAGTTCGGTAGTCCGTTAACTGGCTTTGATATTCCCCAGGCATTAAATGCAATTTTCGAGCAAGGCGCCGGGACAGTTATTGTTGTGAATGTATTTGATATTGCAACACATACCACCCAGGTAACCGACGAAGTGCAAGCCGTCGCAAACGGCACGTTTAAACTGGCTTTCCAACCCGTGGGAGCGGTCATAGTAAAGAATAGCGATGGCAGTGCGGCCACGATCGTAGCTGGCGTAGACTACAGCATAGACGCATACGGGAACGGCGTCGCATTGTCGGCCAACATGGCCGATGGTACATCTTTCAAATGGAGCTACAAAAAACTGAATGCCCCGAGTGTAACAAACTCGCATATTATCGGTTCGATAGACGGGGGAACTGGTGCTTATACGGGCACCCGTTGTTGGGAATTGGCTAAAAACCTATTTGGTTTCAATCCTAAAATACTTATTGCGCCAGGCCGTAGCAGTATTCCCGCCATTGCTGCCCAGCTGGCTGTAGAGGCTCCGAAATTCAGGGCTGTCTATTTGCTTGACGCGCCATACGGGACTACTCAGGCGCAGGCCATTGCCGGCAGGGGACCAGCTGGGACCATCAATTTTAATACTGGCGATAAGCGTGCGTACCTTCTCTATCCTTATTTGAAGGCGTTTGATGCGGCTACCGATGCAAACCAGGATTTCCCCTACAGCGCATATATGGCCGGGGTAATAGCCGCTACAGATTTGGCGTTCGGCTACTGGTTTTCACCTTCCAATAAAGCTATTTTGGGTATTGTTGGGACAGAGCGGACGATCTCCGCAGGTGTTAATGATGCAACCAGCGATGCAAACACGTTAAATGGCGCCGGTATCACTACTGTATTTAACACCTTCGGTACAGGTATCAGAACCTGGGGTAACAGAAATGCGTCTTTCCCTACCAATACTAATATAGACAGCTTCCTGCCCACCGTACGTACAGCTGACGTGATACACGAAAGCATGGAAGCGGCATTCCTTGAAAATATCGATCAGCCGATAACCAAGGCCCTGGTAGACTATATCCGCGAAAGTGGTAATAAGTTTATAAGGACGTTAGTTGCTCGCGGCGCAATCGTTCCAGGAAGCAACGTTTCCTTCCCCAAAAACTTAAATCAAGATACCGACCTGGCTGCCGGCCACCTGACGTATTTGCTGGACATGTGTCCCCCGCCCCCTGCAGAAAGGATCACAATTCAATCTTATATCGATATCGGATTGCTCCAAACTATCGGCGCATAGGGATAATCGTACAAAATCAATTTTACATTTTAAATTATTCATACAATGGGTATTAAAATTAACAGGCTTACTAACGCCAATATCTACATGGGCAATCAAAACCTGATAGGTCGAGCGGAAGAAATAGACCTGCCCGAACTAAAAGTAGTTATGACGGAACACAAGGCTTTAGGCCTTGTTGGTAAGCTGGAATACCCTAGCGGCATTGACAAGCTGGAAGCCAAAATCAAATGGAACAGCTTTTACCAGGATGTTTTCGGTTCGTTTGCGAACCCTTATCAGGCTGTAAAGCTTATGGTAAGGTCAAGTGTTGAGACTTACGAAGGCGGCGACCGTATAGCTCAGCTTCCAGCAGTCTGTTATATGACCTGCCAGCCCAAGGGTTTCCCTTTGGGAAAATTTAAGCAGCATGACAACGTAGAACTGGAAAGTTCATTGGGATGCACTTACATTAAGCTGGAAATCGACGGCGTTTTGCAGGTAGAATTCGACGCCGAAGCCAATATCTTTAATGTGCAAGGCGTCGACTTGCTGGCCACTTACCGCGCTAACCTGGGATTATAATTTCTATTCTTAAAATAACCAAAGCACTTTTTGTATGAATGATCAGCAAAACGCAACAGATCCGCAATGGGTTGTAGCAAACGACAACGACGCTCTATTTGGCATCGAAACAATTGAATATCCTAACGGGGGGAAATGTAAGCGGGCTACCCTCAGCGATGGCCGGGTAGCTGTTGTCCGCAGGTTGAAGGGAAGTGATAAAAAATCGATAGACCGCATTACAAACGGCAATTCCGAAGATGTCCAGGACGCTATGGCTGTGGTGGCGACAAAGATAGGCGATCAGTCGATTGTGATTGAAGACCTGCGGGAAATGTGGTTTGATGATTCCACCCTTATCGACATTATGAATGGTGGATTAAATTTTACACAGAAGACCACGAAATAACTTTTGTGGCCAATTTCTACGCGCAATCACCGCGGGAAGTTGAAGACTGGCCGACAAGCGAAATACGGCGCTGGTACATTGCGGCCGTAAATCAAAGGAACAAAGAAAACAAGGAATAGCATGGATAAGACGTTAAGAATAGCCGTCATACTTACGGCTTACGATAAAATGTCGCAGGCTATTGCCGAAGCTAGTACAAAAAGCCAGGCTAAATTAAAAGCCCTTCGCGCAGAATCAGCTAAATACATGGGGCAGGCATTTGCCTATGGGGGCGCCAGTGCGATAGGGTTTAATTTCCTTCATAATACATCCGATGCTTTCGCAGAGCTTCAAGACGCGTCCCTGAAGATGAGATCTTCCATGATGAAAGATGGCGGATTATTGGATGAAGCTACTTTCCAAAAGCTGGACCAATTTACAAACACTATTAGCGCTCGGTTTACCGGGTCTGCAGCTGATTATAAAAAAATGGTGACCGTCATGCAGGAAAACGGCCTGCAGGCGCAAGATATTTTAGGCGGCACCGGTGAAGCTGCGGCGAAGCTGGCGGTAGCATTTGAAGCGGCCCCGGATTCGATTGCTCAATTCGCAGCCCGTATGCGTCAGGATATGGGGATTGCCAATCAGGACATGGAAAAAATGACTGATTTAATTGCCAGGTTGCACAATGCAGGTGTAGGCAAGGACGGTGCAGAGGCAGTTAACGAAATGTCGGAAGCTTTCAGTAAAGCGGGGCTGGGCGCAGCAAACTTAGGAATGAAAGGAATAGAAGCAGCTAAAGGGCTGGGCGCAATGATGGGGATTTTTGTTAAGCGCGGCATATCCGGGGGAACAGTTGGTAATAACTTTCGCAGGATATTTGACGGCTTACGAGACGCAGACAAAATAAAAAAGGCGAACCAATACGCTAAAGAATTCGGTATAACCCTTGACTTTTATAAAAACGGAAAATTTGGAAGTGTTGAAAATTTTGTGGCACAAATTGGGAAATTACAGGGATTAAGCACTACCGCAATATCAAAGGTTTTGAAACCCTTTTCCGGTAAGCAAGGCCTTTCTACGGACTTCCTGGAATTCATGGCAAAAGAGGGTACAAGCGGGTTTAATGAGATGCAGCATAAACTGAGCAACCAGGCTACATTAGACCAAAAGGTACGCAATATCCTGTCGGGGCAAAAAAAGCAAGCTGAAATAGCAAGAACATCCTGGACGAATGCAATGGCTGCTATCGGGCGATCTCTTTCGCCCGTTATTAATTGGTTCAATAGGATGAAAAACGCTGTTGCTAATTTCATTTCCGAGCACCCTCGGTTGGCAAAGTTTATTGCAATTTTCGTTTCCCTTACATCTGCCGCATTGGGCATGATGGCTATAGTTTCCGTGATCAAAGCGATAAGGGCCGTTATGCTCATGCTCAATATCGTAATGGCGGCAAACCCTTTTATTATAGTTGTAGCGGCTGTAATAGTTGTCGTATCGCTCATTTATACATATTGGGACAAGATAAGGGGGTTTTTCATTTGGCTATGGGCTAAAATAAAATCTATTTTCAGCGGGTTCTGGAACTGGGTAAAAGGGCTTATAATGAAGTATACGCCCGCGGGCTTAATATTTTCGCATTGGGATAAAATTAAAGCCTTCTTCCACAACCTTTGGGAGAAAGTGAAACACATATTCATGGCGCACGTGGCCTGGGTAATGGGCCTTGGCGCAAAGTTTTTCAACGCAGGTAAAAACATAGTCATGTCTATTTGGAACGGGATTAAAAATTTCGTTCACAAGCCAATACAGGCGATAAAAGACATGGTTACGAAGATTCGTAAATACTTGCCTTTCAGCCCCGCAAAGGAAGGCCCGCTAAGGGATATTCATAAAATTCGTCTTGTTGAAACCATCGCCGAAAGCATAAGGGTTAACCCAGTTATACAAGCTATGCAACGGGTCGGTAAAGCGATATTTGAAACTTCCCCGTCCCCTGGGCCGTTGGGGATTGCAGCTGGCGGGGGCAATGTTTATAACATCCATTTTTCCCCTGTGCTTAATGGCAATGGCGGCGATTTGATATCGCAGCTTAAGGCATGTATGCCTGACCTTATGAAGTTAATCCAAGATTCGACGGATAAACAAAGCCGGCGAAGATTTTAAAAATGTTTGCACAATTAGGTAATACAATATTTAAGGGGGTATTCGGTTGGGATGATTTTTCCACCCAGGATGCAACAACTTATGCCCAACATGATTTGATTGGGGCGAAGCCACGTTTACAGGCAGTGGGCAATGACCTGGAAGAAATAAATTTCACAATGACGCTCCGCCAGGAGTATGTTAATGTAACTGGCGCCTTGCTCAGCCTAAAAGCTTCAAAGGATAACTATGAAGTACTACCCCTATTAATGGGCAGCGGGCAATACCTGGGGGACTATGTTATAACAAGTTTCACCAAAAAGATCACACAAACGCTTTCGGATGGGGGCATTATCGAAGCTGTCCTGGATGTTTCATTAAAGGAATTCGTAACGAGCGACCGAATCGTACAGTTGCAGCAACAAGCAAAGAAACAGGCTTTTGCGGTTGGGGACAGATCCCCTGTAAACACGGTAAAGCCTCAACTTCCAACGATTGCAAAACTGGCCGCCATTGATGTGAGCAAAGCCCTTTCCAACTATTCGGTTTTAAACAATCGAATATCTGAATACCAGAACAACGTAAGCCAGCAGCATAGCCTTGCAAAATCTATGCAAAAAGACCTTGGGAATATACAGGATAGCGTCAACGCTTTTGAACAAAAAGTTACCAGTATTCAAGCAAAAGTAGCAAACGCAACCGACATGATCGCTGCGGTCAAATCCGTTGTTCAGTCGGTTTCGGCTTTTAAATTCCCGATCACAAGTATTGAAGATTTGAAAGCGAATAATCTATTATTAGCCGGTTCGGTAAGCAACTTTAAAATAACTGGTACAGGATTATTAAACTCAGTTATAACCCGTAGAATTTAATGGCAGACACATTTCCTTATATAGTAAAAGACGGTATGCGATGGGACACGGTTTCTTACCTGGCGTATGGCCGGGCATCGCTTATTGATGACTTAATAACCGCCAATCCCGAGGTGCCTATAACTGAAAGGCTGCCCCCAGGCACAGTCTTGCAAATACCTGTAAAAGACACTGCGGCTGTACAAACAAATAGTGAACTATTACCCCCCTGGAAACAATGAACGCACCAGTTGCAACATACAAGGTAATATATAGCAGTAAGGACATAACAAAGGACATTTCCGAACATCTGCTATCCCTGACTTATACTGACAAGGTAGAGGGTGAGCCCGACGAATTGACTATATCCCTGGAAGACGTAGACGGGAACTGGCAAAATGCCTGGTATCCTAAAACTGGGGATATTATTTCCGCAGAAATAGAAATGCAAGGGGTAGTACTGCAGTGTGGGAGTTTCACCGTGGACGAAAAGGAACTTTCAATTAGTAGATCTGGCGATGTTTTTAGTATCAGTGCTGTATCCGCCTACGTCACGAAAAAAATGCGGACTAAAAGAGGATCCGCACATGAAAATAAAACCCTTGGCGAAATAGCCAGGACCGTCGCTGCAAGACATTCCCTGACCGTACAGGGAACGATCGCCAATTTCAGAATAGGAAGGGTCACGCAGCACAGGGAATCAGATTTAGCCTTCCTGCAGCGTATAGCGAATGAGTACGGTTATACATTTTCCGTTCGGGGGAATAAAATGATTTTTACTTCTTATGATTCCATCGAAGGTAGGGGCGTGGTAATGTCGATCGACAAATCGGACCTTATATCAGGGGCAATAAAAGACAAGGCAGCGACCACATATAAAAGCGCCAGGGTAAGATACCATGACCCGTCTGAAAATGAGACAATAGAAGGCGAAAGTACTGATGATACCACGGATACTTCCGCCGACACTTTAGAAATACAAAGCAAAGCTGAGAATACACAACAGGCCGAAACGAAGGCCGCCGCCGCCCTTCATAAAGCAAATACTATTCAACAGAAAGGGAGTATTACCATACCTGGCAGCCCACTAATTGTAAGTGGCGTGAATTATGAACAAACTGGAATCGGCCAGCTAAGCGGCATTTACCACGTTATAGAAAGCGTACATAGCCTAAGTCGAAGTACTGGGTATGAAACGAAAGCGGAGGTCAAGCGCGTCGGACATGTACCCGCGGCAAAATTCATTGCAAAGCAAGCCAAAAAGATAACACCGATTCGGATTGTCACCATCAACAATGCCGATAACATCCCGTTCACTTTTGTAAATCCTTAGTATGCTAAAGTTCGGAAAAATATCTGAAGTCGACGCCTCCGCCGGCCGGGCACGCGTGGTTTTCCAGGAAGACGACAATACGGTAAGCCACTGGCTGCCAATGATGCAACAAAAAACATCGCCCGATAAATTTATTATCCCCTTCGATACAAACGAACACGTTGTTTGCCTTATGGATGAACATGCAGAAACCGGTGTTATCCTGGGGGCCATCTACGACAATAAGAATGCGCCAGACGAAGGCGCCGAAGGTAAGGCGCGGCTTTCGTTCGTGTCTGGCCTGTGTATAGAGTACGACCGGAATAGTAAAGCTTTGTCACTCACTGGAACGGGAGATATAACCATTAACATTACCGGCAATGTAAACGTAAAATCTGTTAAAGCCACCGTCGAAGCGACTACCGAAGTAGAGGTAAAAGCCCCGGTCATTAAGCTTACTTCCCCCAATGTGCAGGTAAGCGGAAACATGACAGTAGTTGGGGATCTGGCAATTGCCAATTTAACAACGTCTGGCGGAGTAAGCGGCGGCGGTTCGGCTCATATCGGTAGCATACATGCTACAAGCGTTACAGCCGGTACTGTTTCATTAGAATCTCATACGCATATTGGGGTAAAATCAGGTCCCGATGTTTCCGGTCCACCGCAATAAAAAATGATCACCTTACTTCCAAATATTACATCAAAGAACTGGCAGTTAAGCACTGCAGGGCCTGGTATAATATCCGAAGGCTTACAAGATATACGGCAATGTCTGGATACCATATTACGTACGACACGCGGCAGCTTGCCACTTCTCCCTGAATTCGGGAGCGACATTTACAAGTTCATTGACACACCGCGTACAACCGCCATCCCGAATATAATAAAAGCTATTATTGAAGGGGTTGTATGGGAGCCCCGGGTAAAGCTTGTCAGTATAAAGCATACCGAAGACGTAAGCAACGTAAAATTTTTTATCACTTACCAGCTTGTAGATCAGGAATTGATCGATACACTGACATTATTTTTAAATGGTGGATTTCTTACGTCTGATCAGGTAAACGCAGGATTTTTTATACTGGAAGGGTATTTTCCTCCAAATGCTTCGGGACGTAATTATACCATATCGTTGGTAGGCGACGGGGTATCGGTCTTACCTGCAATTCCGATAAAAGGTTTTTCGACAATTCCGGAAATGTATAGCTGGGTAGTTGCGAATTGGAGCCAGTTTGGAAAGTGGGTATTACTGCCTACCAAAATAGTGTTGTATATGCCTGGCGACATGTTTTCTACAGCCAGCTTAATTATTGGCATTTCAGGTACATTTTCTTTTACTGCATTGTTCCCCGATTTGGACCCCGGCCAACATTACGATATGCTGTTTATGCCCGATGGTGTGTCGCCTTCCGACTTATTCCCTGACAATATAAATTCTATTGAAAGCGCTCTTGTTTTCGTTCGCAATTACTGGGGTATGTATGGTACGTGGAACGTTGAAGTAGTAACAGTTTCAGCAAGCGGGGACCTTGGAATAGACTTCGGTTCTGACTTCAGCACTGGCGGCGGGTCGCAGTATTCTTTGACTTTAATAACCGATAGCGTCAATGCGGCGCTATTACAAATAAACGCAGTCTAATTGGCAAAAGTTGCATTCATAGAAAATGACCCGGATCAGATTGTGGCTGATTGCATTGCTCAATATGAGCAACTAGCAAACAGAAAGCTGCAGCCTGGTCAAGCTGAGCGGCTTCTAATCCAGGTGTTTGCTTACCGGGAAACCCTGGTAAGGTCTGGCATAAATGTGACTGGCAACCAAAGTTTAGTAAATAACGCAACGGGTAGTGCACTAGAGGAACTGGGCGTTATAGTAGGCGTCGTTCGTCAGCCGGCGGCCCCTGCCCTTACTCTTTTTCGTTTTCAACTGGTGGCAGGGCATGCAGCACTGACAATCCCTGACGGGTTACGGGTTCAGTCAGTTGATGGCCAGGCTATTTTCATTACGACGGAAATAAAAAGCGTCAGCCCCACTGATACTTATGTTGACATAAAAGCCCAATGTACAAAGGATGGCGTTGTAGGCAACGGATACGCTGTTGGCGATGTAGCAATATTGTTAGATCCTCAGCCCTACGTTTCCAGTGTTTCAAATTTGGACATAACAAATAGCGGCAATGATGATGAAACAGACGAACAACTAAGGACGAGAATTAAGATCGCCCCCTCAAAATTTTCCGTAGCTGGGCCTAAAGGGGCTTACCAGTATTTCGCACTGAGCGCCCACCCTTCTATAATTGATGTGGCCGTAACAATAGGCCATGACGTTGGCACTGGGGCCGTCATTCCTGGCCAGGTGGATATATTCCCGCTATTGGTTAATGCCACGCCTCCAACCCTTGAAATAATCGACGCTATTCTGGCCATTTGCAACGACGACAAGATCAGGCCGCTAAATGACACAGTGGTGGTGAAAGCCCCGGTAGAAACGACCTACGCCCTCACTGTTGACCTTGTTTTGCTTAATAACGCAGTTGAAGCGGAGGCCCTTGCAACAGTGCAGGCGAATCTGCAGGGGTATGTAGATGCAAGAAAAAAAGGGCTGGGCCTGGATGTTGTAAGATCCCAAATAATTGGCATTTCAATGATACCAGGGGTTTATAACGCAATTCCAACCAGCCCGGGCGCGGACATAGTGATCCCGCCAAACGGATACAGTACATGTACAGGAATTACTGTTAATGTAATTGGTACAACGGATGCTTAACAAATCGGACACGATACTACCCGATAGCCTTTTTATATATCCGCATTTATTGGCTTTTGACCTAATGGCAAAACAAAGGTACGACAGCCTGCAACTGGATAGGGCTCTGGTATACCTGATAGACAATGTCACAGCTGACGCATTGCCTTATCTGGCGGAACAATTCGACGTGCTGGGCTACAAGGGTATGAAGTTAGCTGCAAATGTTGCACAACAGCGGGAAGTAATAAAAAGGGCTATTGAATTACACCGATTTAAGGGTACGCTTTGGGCGGTTCGTGAAGCTCTTAAAAATATTGGCTACCCTAACGCAATCATTACCGAAAAGGTAAATATACTGTCGGATCCGGATCACGGATGGGCCACATTTAGGGTGCAGATTGACGGGGGTAGTAACGCCATAAGTGCGGCGCAGATCAGCGAGTTGGTCCAGATGATCGAAGAATACAAAAACGCACGCAGCCAATTACTTGACATTAGCTACACCCTTGTTTTTGATGATGGGGTAACCATAGGCGATAGCAGCTTCGAAAATCCCAGCGTAGACGATGGAGATACGTTAAATGTTGGTAGCAATTTTATATACAACGGCGCTGTGCCTTATGACGGCAGTAGGAATTTCAGCCCTGACAACGATGTATTAACAGTAACAATTATCTAAGCATGAATTTTTTAAACGGCGATGGATTAAATGTACGGGGTGATTTCTCAATGCAGGTTTTCGAAGGTGAAAATTTGATAGAGAAATACGAGCAAAAAAATCTTGTAGTATCCCTTGGCAAAACAAATGTGACTAAAGTACTGGCAGGGGACGCGGCCGGTAAGAAGGTTAGTTTAATATCAGTCGGGACAAGCGGCATTTTGCCAGACGTAGCCGACGCCGTTATGACTACCCCGTTTACTAAGGCATTGGATGGTTATACATTCCCTGATGCTGCCAGTGTACTTTTTTCATGGAGCCTGGACACTACTGAGGCCAACGGGATGACTATACTGGAATTCGGGTTACTGAATGACGACGGTATTTTATTCGCAAGGAAAACGCGTAGCGCCATTATAAAAACAAACGCAATACGCATTGTAGGGACTTGGAAAATAACTGTTAGCTAATGTATACATACAATGAAACTGATAGGTTCCCTATTGCAAGGAACGTAGATACAACTGACGTTGTTTTGGGCGGCTCCACCGGTGCCGCTAACCTGCCGCTGCAGGATCTTGCAGATCGGACTTTCTGGCTTAAAAAGCGGATGGGTAGTTTTTTCGGGGTAACCGCAGTGGCCGCAGATTTTACTGTAGATATTTCGTTTATAAACACGCTTGTTTATATAACAGCAGCCGGCCCCATAAATGGCATCTTTTCTACTGATGCTACCCTTGGTAACTTTCCTGTAGGTGCTAGAATTTTCTTCCATGTAGTTCAAGCTTCACAGTATAGCCCTGTTACGATAAATCGCCCAGGGGGAGCGCCGATATATCTGTACGATGGCGAACAAATAGAACTTTCCCGCCATAGCTCGTTTTGGGTTATAACTCACCAAAAAGGGAATTTCGATTTTGTTGGCGAAGATGCACTGGTTAGAACTCAGCCAGCGAATTCCATTATTGCCCTGGGAGATATTTACAGTAGAGCCGACCTTATAAGACTATGGACAATAGTACAGCCGGTCGCAATTCTCGAAAGTACATGGTTATCTGACTTGGGTGGAAAGCCCAGGTACCGGGCGTTTTTCTCATCTGGGAATAACGGGGGAAACTTTCGCGTTCCTGACCTTCGCGGCCTTTCCGAAAAAGCGCTGGATTATGGCCGGGGGCTTTCCTTCGGGCGCCTTGATCTCGCTGTAGGCGGTTATGAGGAAGACGCTTTAAAAGATCACCATCATATTACAACATTAGATCCAACTGCAAATAGTGATACTGGATCCGGGAAAGTTGCTGTGGGTGGCGACGGCCCTGAAGGTATACCACCAAAATACAATACTGGCGGCCCGCTAGATAATGCAGGGAACCAAATTGGCGCAACAGAAACTAAAGTAAAAACCTGGGGTAAACTACCTGTAATCTACTATTAAAATGAAAAGAGTACTTTTTTTAATCTCAATTACAATGCTGATTTGTGCCGGCGTGGCTGGTCAAACGCCTTCCTTGGCAAAGCAGCAGGTAACCGCGCGAATTAACGACAGTATCCGCACCAATGGTGTCCGTGCAATTACCGCCGCAACGCTCAATCAAATAATACAGGCAGTCAATAATGTAAACGTTGACAGCAACCAGGTGGCGCAGATAATAAACGGACAAAAGGGAGCGGCCAACGGTCTGGCCACCCTGCTAAATAATGGTCGTCTTCCAATTGTTCAGCTACCGACAATTATCGACAGTATATGGGCCATAAACGATACAACCATACGTGTACACAATATTTACGGCTACAGCTACAATGTGCCCGTAAAGGGCCGTGCTGGGGCAGGCTTGACGGCTCCGAATTTAACATATAACTATATAAACGGGTTCGGTCAATACGCCTACCTGGATGCGGATAGCATTTTTGAGGGGTCGGCCCATAGATTCTATTATGACAGTTATGCAAGGGCCGCATTTACCCTGACAACAGTTGGTACCAGTGGGGCTGCAACTTATAATAGCAGTACAGGGGTCTGGAATATCCCAAACTATTCAGCCGGCGGCGGGATGGGCAATCCCATGACCAACATGGGAGATCTGATTTATGGCGGCGCCGGTGGTAGTCCTTTGCGCCTACCAGTCGGGGGGGCTCACCAGGTGTTGCATGGCGGCTCGATTCCTGGGTACAGCGCTATTGACCTGACAAATGAAGTCGTAGGGCAGCTGGCTGATGCAAATATTGCGTCCGCGCCAACATGGAATGCTAAGGAAAATGCATTGACATTTGGTAACGGCCTTACCCGATCTTCAAACGCTGTATCATTTGGCGGCACATTATCATCAAGCGTATCCGTTGACGGTGGAGAGGGGACATATAGTGTTGGATTTTCAAACGTGAACAACTTCAATATGACTGCTTTTGGGCAGTTGTATATGTTCGGCGGTCCTATAATATTGCAGTCTAATAGTTCGCAAATAACTATCCGGCCGAATAGTATTCGGGTTGAGGGTCAGGATTCAGTTGTAATAGGGACCTTAAACGGCCCGTTTAAATATTATTTGTTGAATGTGCCCAATCAAACAGGCACAACGAACTTAACGACACTGGTATATGACACCACGACAAACAGAATATACCGTCAAAATATAAATGTTGGGACAGTTACGAGTGTCGGGGGCACGTCCAACCGGGTAACATCAACTGGCGGCACCACGCCTGTGATTGATATAGCGTCGACGTACGTGGGTCAAGGGAGTATAACGACTGTGGGCACACTGACCGGCGGTGCGACCGGCAGCGGCTTTACAATCGCCCTGAGCACTTCCACTGTAACGGGTACGCTGTCCGATGCCAGGCTAAGCGCGAATATTCCTTTTCTGAATGGGAATAACACTTTCACTGGGACGGCCACGGCTTTCAGCGGGACCTTCAATCTGGCGGCGCTGGCTGGCACGGGTACCAGGATGGTTACCGTCAGCAGCACCGGGGATTTGGGGGCGCAAGCCATCCCGTCCGGCGGCGGGGCTACCAATTTGGGACAAGCTCAAAACGCAACAACATATAGTATCAGTTCAAGTACAGGGGCATCGGCAACCTTACAGACGGCCACAACATTACTGGCCGGGCTGTACGATACTGCCAGTAAGCGCAGGGTTGACAGCATAGGCGACGGGACTTACTGGACGGTACATACTTTTAAGATAAAGACCGGAAAGGGGATTTATGCTTATGGGCTAAATAGCGATAGCCTTGCCATTGCGGTAGATAGCCTTCCAATAGTGCAGGATTTGCGGCTAAGTGGTAGTAATATCCAGGCATATATTGGCGGGGCCTGGGCGAACAAAGTCGATTTGTCCGGTTACCTTACTGGCACAGTCGGCACTACATCTGGCGGTACGGGGTTGACTTCTTATACGACAGGGGATATTCCTTATGCAATCGCAACAAATACACTTGGGAAACTGGCCCCTGGTACCAATGGGTATATACTTACAATGGTTTCGGGCTTACCGGCCTGGGCGGCCGCTGCTTCGGCTGGGACAGTTACGAGTGTCGGGGGCACGTCCAACCGGGTAACATCAACTGGCGGCACCACGCCTGTGATTGATATAGCGTCGACGTACGTGGGTCAAGGGAGTATAACGACTGTGGGCACACTGACC